TTACCGCAGGCCAGGCTCGAACATTTTCAGCCTTTGATGATGAAAAGAACTTGATTCTTCATGGTGTGGCCGGTACTGGTAAGACTTATATCTCACTTTATCTTGCACTCAGATCGGTTTTGAGTGGAGAAGCACCAAAACCAGTAGTCATAATCCGTTCTGTAGTCCCTACACGCGATATCGGCTTCTTACCCGGCTCACAAAAAGAGAAATCAGCTGTTTATGAGGAGCCATATGCTGCTATCTGTAATGAGATGTTTGGTCGTAGCACCGCTTATGACATATTAAAGCGCGATGGTACGGTACAATTTGCTACAACATCATTCTTGCGCGGTCTTACATTCCGAGATAATATAGTAATTGTCGATGAATGTCAGAATATGACCTTTCATGAGCTGGATTCGGTCATCACACGAATGGGAACCGGTTGTAGGGTGATCTTTTGTGGTGATTTTCGTCAGAGTGACCTCTGGCGAAACGACGAGCGGGAAGGACTGCACCGCTTTATGTCGGTCATAAATCATATGCGTAGCTTCGCGCGCGTGGAATTTACTAAAGATGATATTGTTAGGTCTGCTTTGGTGAAAGAATATATTGAGGCGAAGTTGGAAGAAGGAATTGTGTGAGATTTCATAATGAGCTGGTAAATTTACCAGAGTTAACTGCTACGCAAACAGAGCGCGGCCGCATGTATAATGTACCTGGCGGCCGCGCCTATCCTTCTATCACCACTGTCTTGGGTGCTAGACCTGAAAAGAAAAAGCTTATAGCTGAATGGCGCGCACGAGTCGGCGAACAGGAAGCAAATAAGGTATCAGCACAAGCATCTCGCCGCGGCACTTCGATCCACAAGATGATGGAAGACTGGATCATGGGTGATCCTATCACCGGTGATCTGGTTAACCGCGAGATGTTTGCTACCATGCATCCATATGTGGATAAGTATCTACAGACTGTCTATGCTCTAGAGGCCCCTTTGTATTCACATAAGCTAGGTGTGGCTGGCAGATGTGATTTGGTCGGTAAATGGGCTGGTGTAAATTGTATTATTGACTTCAAAACATCAAAAAGGCTAAAAAGCGAAGAACATATAGACAATTACCTCCTTCAAGCCACAGCTTATTCTATCATGTTTGAGGAATTGACTAGCACCATCATACCAGGTATTGTGATATTGATTGGTGTTGATGGTGAACCTAAGCCTCAGATGTTTTGTAGGTTTCGTGCCAAATATGTCGACCAGCTATACGGTGTGATAGCCGATTATTACGAAAATAGCCGTTGACTTTATAAACACAACCCTGTATAAGTAGTATTGTCATCGTTGATGGCGACAGAATAGATGTAACGGACCGCGGGGCAGTGCCGCGCAGCTCCACCATTTTTATGGGGCTGAAACAGAATCGACGTGCATGGTAAAGGTTGACCGGAGATGACGGCTAGCGACCTAATCGCTATTGATAAGTGCCAATGACAACGGCTTTGCCGTCGCACTCGCTGCCTAAAATAGGTAAGCGCGGTTTGGGGAGCACCGGGCAACAGAAGCTCCCCACCTGACTTTCATGACTACATGATGCCAGGATCAACAACAGAAGGATAACTCCCTTGATGGAAAGGATATTAAGCGTTGCCTTGGGCGCGCTGATTGGTGCGGTATTGACCGCTTTTGCTATCGATATCATTCATGGGGCTGATGCAGCCCCAGCCCAACCTATCGTGGTGCAACAATATTACGGTGAACCAACCGTAAATGTATCGCTCTCAATTAATGATTTGGAGCTTGATGTAGCACCACCAGAATTTGATATTTTCACAATAAGTCAAGCAGATATGCATTGTCTGGCCCACGCTATATACTATGAAGCGCGTGGTGAAAGATATGTTGGCATGTTAGCAGTGGCTAATGTTATTATGAATAGGGTTTCAGACCCAGATTACCCAAAGACCGTATGCGAAGTTACGCGTCAAAAAACTAGAACCACTTGTCAATTCGAATATTATTGCAAAGTAGGCAATAGAATCCCGCGCTATGATGATCCTCAATGGCAAATGGCAAATGATCTAGCATTTCAAGTCATGTCCGGTAACAAACCTGATATCACGGATGGTGCAACTCGCTTTCATGCAATCTCAGGATCGGCTGGCCATACCAGAAATGCAATCAGAATAGGATCTCACCTTTTCTATAGGAGATAAAATGTCATCTTTTTATGATGTATGTCGTAATGAAGCAAGGCTTAGTGTAATAGCTGGGCCTTGCATATTTGAATCGAAGCAACATGCGCTTGATATGGCAGGTGCGCTAAAAGAGATATGTTCTTTACTAGATGTAAATTTTATCTATAAGACATCTTTCGATAAGGCTAATCGCACTAGCAGCCTATCTTATCGAGGTGTAGGATTTGATGAAGCCTATTATGGTATGAATGCGGTTAGAGAGGTTCTCGGTGTCGAAGTTCTTACCGATGTTCATGAACCTTGGCAATGCGAATCTGTAGCAGCCGATATATTACAGATTCCCGCATTTTTATGTCGGCAGACTGATCTTCTTAAAGCCGCGGCCGAGACCGGCAAGCCTGTAAATGTGAAGAAAGGCCAGTTTCTGTCTCCGAAAGAGATGGTTAATATTGTCGCAAAGCTGGAATCATTTGGTTGCAATAAGGTAATGCAGACTGAGCGTGGCACGACATTTGGTTATAATAATCTTGTGGTTGACATGAGAAGCTTAGAGCTTATGCGTGCTAATACTCCTGCTAATTATCCTGTCATAATGGATTGCACTCATGCAGTGCAATCGCCAGGTGGATATGGTACATCATCCGGTGGTGATCGTGACATGGTACCTGCGATTGCTCGTGCTGCCGTGGCTGTTGGTGTAGCTGGTGTGTTCATGGAAGTTCATCAGGATCCTGATAATGCTCCATGCGATGGACCTAATATGCTTCACTTAGCCAAATTTTGCCCTGTACTTGAGAAGCTACTTGAGATAGATTATGTTGTGAAGAAAGGAGTTTGATTATGAAGATTGGTAAAATTTGGGGTGACACTGAAGATTTGTTCACCAGTCCTAATGTAGAGGTACATCGCATCAATACAAAGGCAGGCTTTCGGTGTTCGCTTCATAGTCATCAACATCGTTGGAATGGATTCTATGTGATTAGTGGTATCATTGAAATCCATACTGAAAAGCAATATGGTTTGACAGATGTGACCGTGCTTCGGCCTGGTGATTTCACCGCTGTACCACCAAATGAAGTGCATTGTTTTGTATGCACGCAAGATGCTCAGGCACTTGAAATCTATTGGCCGCAGCATATGGAATCGATTGATATTGTGCGTAAAGATGTTGGTGGTTTTGTTGCAGCAATGGCCAAACAGGATACAAATAATGAATCCTGAATTGACAATTATGACTCAGGAAAGATTCATATCCACGATTGAGCGTACAGTCGCCGAGAAAAATATATCATATCTTGATGCGATTATGCATGTATGCGAAAATTCAGGTTTAGAACTTGAAATGGTACCACGTTTGATATCACCACGAATTAAAAAGATATTGACCAGTGAAGCTACCAATTTGAATCTTCTAAAGCGGCGTCAAAACGAACCAAGGCTTCCTATCTGATGAAGATCAAAGTTGAAAATATAATCGATATGATTCAGCCACAAACTGTAGTGCATGTAGGTGCATCTACAGGTGCTGAAGTCGATCATTATATTGCATCAGGTGTTGAGAAAATAGTTCTCATAGAGCCAATTCCTAGTATCGCTCAAGGTTTGGCTGAGAAATGGGGATCTGGTAATAAAGTTGTAATATATGAATGTGCCTGCATGGATTATGATGGTGAAATTGAATTTCATATCGCAGATAATCAAGGTATGTCATCAAGCATTTATGCTACACCAAATAACGAAATGCATAGATGTAACTTCATCGATAAGATCACAGTTCCATGTGCTACTCTTGATGGACTATTCGAGGAGATGAATGTCGATTTACTTGTGATTGATGCACAAGGTAGTGAAGATAAGGTATTGGCTGGTGCGAAGGATACATTAATCAAAACAAAATATATTTTCTGTGAGGCAAGTGAGACACCTTTATATGAAGGTGCGTGTACTTTTTCTGATATAACAAATATATTATCAGATCGATTTGAATTAATTGGAACTTTTTTCAATGAAAGAGGAACGGGAGACGCCCTGTTTAAATGGAAGGAATGAAAGCCTACCAAGAATATGTCGCGTTGAAGCTACACTTCACGCAGGATAGGTATGACTATTTCAAATATATGGGTAAGACGCGTTCAATTAGCGAAAGTGCATTTGAAATCAGAAAAGATGTATTTCACTTTCGCAAACTGGAACGTAGATACAAAGATGATCTGACTAATTTTTATGTTGCAAACATGTCTAGAGGTAAAGGCATCAAATGGGTTGGTGATCTGATTACGCTAGAGGCTGAAAAAACTTATGTCGATTGGAAACGGCATATGGAATCTATCTCTTACATGTTTAAACAAGATATGCAACTCATAGCCGATTCATGTCAGGATGTTAATAAGGCATGGCAGTCTAATGGTGATCATCCTGAGGTGCTTCGCTTGCATCTTGGTGATAAAATAAAGCTTGAGAGTTTGATATTGGCTGATAGGGTTTTGGGATTTCATCAAGCATGGGATGCACGTATTCAAGATACGATCATCTGGCCTGATGTGTCTCGCAAAATGAGAAAATACGGACCCTTTGTTAAAGCCGATGCATCTATTTTGAAGAAAACCATGCGTCAAGTGTTTATTTCTTGACACAGGCAGTTCGACATGATATAAGTAGATGTGTCGTCATGATCGAAGTGAAATACAAGACACACAAAACATACAAAACATACGGAGAATATACAAATGACTAATGACTTCGCTTCATTGAAGCGTTCTTCCACCAATAATCTGGATCGCCTTACTAAGGAGATCGGTAAGCTAGCAGGTGGCACCAATCAGCGCGAATCCGATGACCGTTTTTGGCAACCCGAGGTTGACAAGGCTGGTAACGGTTATGCGGTGATTCGTTTTCTTCCTGCTGCTAAGGGTGAGGATCTTCCCTGGGTTCGTATTTGGTCGCATGGGTTTCAAGGCCCAGGTGGTTGGTATATCGAAAACTCTCTGACGACTCTTGGTCAGAAAGATCCAGTGGCCGAGCTAAACTCTAAGCTGTGGAATAGCGGTAGTGATAAGGACAAGGAAATCGCTCGTAAACAAAAGCGGCGCCTTTCTTATATTGCTAACATCTATGTTGTCAAGGATCCAGCGAATCCTCAAAATGAGGGTAAGGTCAAGCTGTTCAAGTTTGGTAAGAAGATTTTTGACAAGATCAATGAGATGATGACACCTCAGTTTGAGGATGAGAAGGCCGTCAATCCCTTCGATTTCTGGGCTGGTGCGAATTTCAAGCTGAAGATTCGCAACGTCGAGGGCTATCGTAATTATGACAAGTCAGAATTTGATCGTCCTGAACCTCTGTCTGATAATGATGGTGATCTTGAGAATATCTGGGCTTCGCAGCATAAGCTTCAAGCTTTTGTTGCACCTGATCAATTCAAGACTTATGAAGAATTGAAGGCGCGCCTTGAACGCGTATTGAATGAGGCTGCTCCTCGTCGCGCATCAAATGATGAAGATGATGAACGTGAGGAACGGCCTGCATCACGCGCTTCAGCTGAGCCTAAGTCTCGTTCTACTCTTGTAGAAACTCTTCCTAAGGCAGCTAGCGCCGTTGCTGGTGCTTCGGTCCGTCCACCGTGGGAAGGTGATGATATCAGCTTGTTTGAACGACTGGCTGAGGAAGATTAATTTCTCACCGTTCTAGTTATCGCATCTATTAACGCCTCCTCCAAATTGCGTGCTTGCATACCGACTGGAGGAGGCGTATTTTCTTGTCGTTGTGGTTGATTAGTTTGCGGACGCGTTTGGGATGGTATAACTATTGGATTCAACATAGTAGGAGGAGCCGGATTAGCCATATCCGGATTCATTCTTTCGCGCAATGAACGTATAACATCTTCTGTGTTTACTGCACCAGGGCCACCTCGTACCCTAGTCTGTTGAGTTAATCTAAGAGCTTCTTCTCGTGATATTACCCCTTGCTCGCGTGCTTGAGTTATTGTACGCATAACTTCTTCACGAGAACCGCTTCTTTCAGGTAGAGCCATTCTACCTTGAGTTTGCGCTTCGCGTCTAGCTTGTTCAGCAGGGCTTCTTACTGGACCGCCAGATTGTATTCTTTCTACTTCTCGTTGAGCGGCATTTCGTTCTTCTACTGATTGTGGTCTTTCATTTAATATTTGATATACTCTATCAACAATACCAGGAATTGGAGTTCTTTCTATGAGAGAACCTGTTCTACCACCTAATACGTGACCACCAAATCCACCAAGCATTGCTCCTATAAAACCACCACGAGAACCTAATGCAGATCCTAAAACACCACCAGCAGTTTCACCAACTATTCTAGCTATGCCTGCTCTATATTGTTCTCTTGTAATTAATCCTGAATTAAATTGTTGACGTAAACTGTTGATTTCACTTGCCTGAGATATAACATATGTCGCGGTCATCACACCACTAAATGTTCTTGTCAATGCTTGACCCACTGGCGAGGCTACTGCTGTTCTTAAAAGTTCACCCGGTCTGGTTATCATACCTGATATTCTAGATACCATTGAAGGTCTTGATGCAGCTTCAGGTGCTATTGCAGGTGCCACTCTAGATGATGGTGTGGGTGAAATTCGTTCAGGACTTCCTGGTGGTGGATAATAACCCCTTGAAGCAGCTTCTCTAAAAGTTATAAATGGATTTCTTGGACGACTTGTATCTTGAAAACGACCTGCTCTTTCATTCCATACGACTGTTCCTCTAGAACCACCTGATGGTCTAGTTTCGGGTAGAAGCCTCGGTTCTATTCTACGACCAATCGCTCTTTGACCTGATATAGGAGTTCTTGCGGTAGTTCCCTGAGCACCGGGAGCTCCCCTAGCACCAGTTTCACCAGCAGGGCCGCGCAGCGCTGTACCTCTTTGACCAGCAGTTCCTGCAGTTCCTCTTTGACCACCAGCACCTGGCGCGCCCGGAATTCCTCTTCGACCTGCAGCACCTGGAATTCCTCTTTGCCCAGAAGTTTCCGTTGCACGTGAAATTTCTGCAGTACCAGGAATTCCTCTCTGACCAGCAGTGCCTGCAGTTCCTCTTTGACCTGCAGTTCCAGCAGTTCCGGTGGTTCCAGCAGTGCCTGCAGTTCCTCTTTGACCAGCAGTTCCAGCAGTTCCGGCGGTTCCTGCGGTTCCTCTCTGACCAGCAGATCCTGGAATACCCATTCCACCGCTTGTACCACTTGTACCTGCAGTTCCAGGACTTCCTGAAGTTCCTGGTCGACCACCAGGTCCCGCAGAACCCGCATTACCTGGTGCACCCGATGAGGATCCCCTATTACCAGTTGTTCCAGAACCCCCACCACCAGCGCTTGGTGCTGGTGTTCTTCCTGTTGTTCTATTGAAAACTCTTCTTGCTGCTTCGGCAGCTGCCAATATTCCAGCAGCTGTTAATAATCCCTCTCTTATGGTAGAAATAAGATCATCAATTCCTTGACCAAAATCTTCAAACTGCTGTGGATTGATACTCATAAATCCAGCTAAGGCTAATAGACCGAATAAACCTGCAATTGTACCTTTGTTATTTTTTACAGTATCTTTTACTTTATCATAAGAACGTTCTAGAAGCCCTGGGCCCTTTTCTAAATTACTTTCATCCTTTTCCATCTCATATTTGCGTAAAGTCTCAGTATCTTTAGCTTGAGAATTGAGAATTTTTTGTAATTCTTCAAGACCAGAACGAGTTAAATCCGCTATTTGACTAATATAAAGATAAACATCACTTCGAAAAGCTAAAAAAGTAGATAAGGGTACATATTGATCTTGAGCTTTTTCTCTATCAGCTCTGGTAATACTATCATCTTTTTCTATACGCACATTTGATGCAATTTCTCTATATCGAGAAAGTGCATCACGATAGTCTTGATTTTCATTTGGATTTCTTTGAAAAAGTTCTGATAAAGTTGCCATCTATATGCTATGCCTCAAATACTATAGGTAAAAGTATAAATTGCACACCACCTGATGGTGTGCGGCCGGTTGCTAACTCATTTAAACCTCGAGGGGATGCTGATGCTACAACATTGGAAGGTATTGGCACCCCTTGATTAAATGGTGTTCTACCATATGATCTTGAAGGTTCTATAGATGCTGTTGCAGGTGTTGTTGCTTGTCTACCTGTTGTCTGTCTACGAGTTTCGCTTGAACTTGAAATATCTTGTGATTCTCTTGGTATATTACTATTTGTGGTGGGTAAATCTCTAGTTATTCTATCTCGACTTGTGTTTTCCGATGATTGTCTATTACCTTCAGATGATTGTCTACCTGCTTGTCTATTATCTTCTGATCTTGAAGAAGTATCTTGTGATTCTCTTGGTATATTACTATTTGTGGTGGGTAAATCTCTAGTTACTCTACCTTGATTTGCGCCCTCATTATTGTTCACTCTATTTTCATTTGGCACCAATCTTTGTGAAGATCTGTTGTTTTCAATATTTTGAACGGTATTATTTGTAGATGAATTTTCTCTATTAATTTCTGTATTATTTGTTCTAATACGATTAGTTTCAATTTCTGATTGCGATTGATTGTTGATAGTAGTTTGCTCATTAGCAGATATTATAATATTTTGACCCGGTACAGTAGAATTTGATGATGTACGTTGATTTGTTGGTTGAGCGGATTGTGGGGTAGTAGAAGTGCCTGATGGATTTCCAGTTGATTGTGTTTGTGATCTAGATTGTGCTGCTGTGGATGTTCGAGCATTTCGAGATGTCTCTATTTGCTGTCTACCTGCTGCAAGACCTGCTTGATAATTTCTTTCAAATGCAGTTCCACCACCAGATGATTGGGCTTCTATTCCACCTGCAAGTGATGTCCATGTCGGACTTAACATGCGAGAAACTTCTTGAAGATTACCAGATCGTAAATCTGTATACAAATCTCGTCCAGTGCGTTTTTTGTAATCTTCTTGTGCTAGATACCAAGCTGCTCTATCTTGGCTTGCCGGACTAAAATCATTTAAATCATATTTTGTCGATATTTTATCCCAAGTGCCTTTGATAAATTGATATCTACCTGCTGCACTAGACGTATTTCTTACGTTTGGGCCACTTTGAATTGGAATATCTATTCTAGGATGTCTAGAATAGTCAAGTCCATAATCAGATAATGTTTGTCCTCCGTAAATAACATCATATCTTCCTGCACTTTCTGGTACAGCAATTGCATCTAATAAACCTCTACCTTCAGGTGGTATGTCTAACAAAACCCCTTGTGAATTTCTACGACCACCACCTTCAGTTACCTCTGATGCAAAATCTCTAGAGGGTCTTCCTGGAATTGTCGTTTCTCTTCCAGTAGCTCCGGATGCGGCCGCCCCGGCCGCGGCAGCAGCGGCAGGTTGCGTTCGACCAGACGGTTGTGATGACTCTGCCGCACCACCAGAAATTTCAGGATTAAGTAAATTATCAAAACCTTGACCAGTTATATCTTCAGGTTCAGTTGATCTTGTTGCAGCCGAACCTCTTCTTGTCATAAATTGCAATGCCAATGAAGTACCTAATACCAAAGCTCTTAATGGGCCCGGTAAAAATCTGCTTACTGCTGTACCTATTGCACTTAATGCTGGTATAATACTTCTTAGACCTGTAGTTAGTCTAGTAATCATTCGGCGTAAAAGAGTAAAAGCTCCGCGGATTACATCAAATATTCTTCTTAATATTGAAGACCCATCATCTTCTTCATTTTCATCAGGTTTTACTTTTTGTATTTCACCTTTAGTTGCTACCGCTCTGGTAGATGCTTCAATTTTATTTTCTTCTTCTTCACGTTCTATTCTTTGAAGAATAGCTTTCTGTCTTTCTTTTTCAGCATTTATCCCTTTTAATATGGATAACATCCTTCTACCATAATTTCGAAGGGATAAAAGCTGATCAGATATACCACCAGAAGTTCTGATGACATTTGTATTAGGTTTAATTTTGTTTGTGACTAATGATAGAAATGGCAATACAGCTATGTTAGCAGCTTTTGTTTCGAGGCCGCTCATATTATATCTCATTATGGCCTCGGTAAGTGATGCCAATTTACTGTTCCCTTTTAGCTTTTTCAGTTTCGATGTAATCTATCAAAAGCTTCACGTAAACTTCCCTCTCCCATGGCATCATAGATTCTATTTCAGTCAAGCTATACTTGTGGTATTGCATAAGCGAAAAATTCAATGTATAGTAATTTGACAGCGTATTATGAGAGAGGGCCATCAAAAAAAATCAGATAAACCTCTCAGCACTATAGTGTCATCTTGACCACACCCTGTACATTTGTAGGTCACGGTATGCTCTAATGTTGGCATGGTTTCAAAAAATTGCATAACTTTTAAGAATTGTTGACTGTTGAGAGAACCAATGAATTGTTTAGCCTCTTCCAGATTATCAGGTTCATAGATTTCATCATCGTCATATACAGCTTCTATGCATCTTGCAATCAAATCCAATTCATCATTAATTTCACCTACTACGGTATCAACAAAGCTAGGATATCTCATTTTCAATACAAGTTTATCAGTCAATTCTATAGTATTTTTATGATCATCTCTAAATTTGACTTCAACTTCTTCAAGGTCAATTTCTACAGGTGTGACAATGCTACATTCTTTTCCTTCATAATTGATCCCATCAACATGTCGATAATTTAATGTTACTTTTTCGCTTACAGATTTTGATCTAATCTTTAGAAAAAGATATTCGAGATCAAACATCGGTAGTTTTTTAACATCGACACCTTCTGTCATAATACATTCAGATAGAACTTCAATCATAGCCCTTTGCATATGATCTAGGTCCTTAGATTCCATTGCCACAAGAAGTGACTTTTCCTCTTTGACAAGAAAAGGTCTAAACACAACATCTTTTCCTGTAGAAGGAAGCTTAAATGAAAACGTAGGTGACGAAACTTTAGGTAAGGGCATGATGTTCTCCTATCACATTCAGATACCAAATCTTTGAGTCGAAAATGAATTTCTAAAATTATTTCCGACCTGATTCACAATACCGCGTACACCACCAGATATACCATTTCTGGTAAACAATGATATAAGCGGAGAAAATTGATCTAACATATTTGCTACACCACGGATCAAAGACTCCAAAGCATATAGATTTTCAAATGGAAGAGCATCGGGATGTCTTTCATATGCGATGAAATATTCAATATCTACATTAAGTTTGGCTTGCCCATCAGTAGACCAATCCATTTCAACTTCTCCAATATTGATTGGATATGCTTCCACTAATTGAATGCGATATTGAGGAAATATTGATCTATCACCAGGAGAATCAAATACATTAATATTCAGTGGATTGAAAATATCGATTACATCATTAATCAAGCTTCCAACATCACCTCTAATCAAGCTACCGCCAACTTCTAATGCAGAAGGTATTTGAAATTTTGGTGATTCTGCAAATTGTAATATGTCTATCATTCCAGTCATTTCATCATAGAATGTAGAATCAAATCCACCAGCTTTTGGTGCCTTTCCTCCACCTCTACGATAACTGGAAATACCACCAGAAGATATCGCAAGGTCTTGCCAAGCCATGAATATTTCGCGCTCTATCATGTTTTCGCTAAGAGCAACCCTTAGTCGCATTGGAAAATTCATAACCCGATATGGAATCTTTCTGACTGGTCCATGATAATTTTGATCTATTGTCATCAGATTGCGTGAAGGAATGGATGCGCTTTCAATCTTAAATGGCATGAATGATGTATTGAAAAATCCTCGTATGGCGCTAGGTAGAGTTACCATAACGGAAAAATGAGTCGGTTTCGCAATACCACGTTTATGTACTTCAGCAGTAAATTCTGAGACATTAAATCTGCGATTAGCCATTATTTCAGTTTCCTATAGCTATCATTATATACACCTTCTCTGCTTGAGCCGACAAATCTATCAAGAGGCATGAAAAGGGCTAAGTCCCAAGATGTTGGATCTATTCTAAAGAATTTAGTGCGTACATGAGAAAATAGATATTGCTTGATGCAAGGTTTATAGAGTTCATACCGTGTTATTGATTTCAACATTTTGTATGAAATTTCTAGATGGGTTCTTTCATCATATTTTTCGTCACTAATCACAGTATAAAGGGCATCCATTAATCTTGCGCGCAAGCGTAAAGGTAGGTAATGCATATTCAAACCCATAAAACTACCTTCTTTACCTGCTCTACCACCAGTTCTAACAGAATCAATAGGTATTACTAGGGGATATGCATCATAATATGGTAGTTTATCTTTTGTCTTTGGATCATATGCAAAAAGATACATCTGACCAATCATAGGTACGGATTGAAATGCGCTTCGGTCTTGTGCCATTAAAGCATTTGGATTCATAGCAACTTTGCTGGCCTGAGCGCGAAACCAATTTCTTGATGTCTGCTCTTTTGTTTGTAGTATACCTCGTCCTGAACCCTGCTTTAATATGTTATCAAAGACATATGCTACCATCAGCGCAGTCCTAATTCCTTTTCTGTGATTATCTCAAAATCCCACCCGCGATCAGCACAATATTCTTGGGCAGCTTTCCACTTTGCGCTATTTATCCCATATTTGGCAACCTCAGTAAGATATTTTCTAGTTGGTCTTTTTGATCCGTCGTGTTTAGCTGGAGGTTTTGTTTCGTTATAGGGTTTGACCTCAATCATTTTGACTTTTATATTACCACCCCTATCACGCATTTTTATAATGAAATCGGGAAAATATCTATGCCACTTATTGTCTATGGGTGACTTATATGGAACAAACGTTTCTTCGGATGCCCATTCAAGAACCGAATCATTCGTATCAAATTCGACCATGACCTTTCGTTCCCAAAGTGAACGAAAGACAATATTGGTAGGATCACCTTTATATTTTTTTGGGTTGATAGGTCTGTATTTGCCTTTGTAAGCCATACTTTGTTCCAAGTGCAATAAATATAATACTAATTAGTGAGGTAAAACACAGATGGCATTTGAGGGAGCAACTTATGCTGAGGCTGCGGCCGCCGGGTCTGTAGGTCAAACTATTCAACCCGCTGGTCCTGTTATTAATATAGCGCCACCAGGTAATATTTATTTTCCAAATGATTATCTGAATATTGATCATTTTGTCACATTTAATGTATTGAAATTTGAAAGTGTTACACGAACATCATCTTTGGCTAGCGATGGACCTCTCTTAACTAATCGTACAACAGAGGCTGCACGAACTGTTCATAGAATTACACTACCTATGCCAGGCGCATTGCTAACAAATTACGGCGTAAATTATGATGAAACGCCAATAGGTGCATTAGGAGAAATTGTAGCTACAGCATCATCAAATGTTGGTGGTTCTAATGCTGAAAGTTTTGCCAGACAATTGGGGCAGACTATTAATCCTGCCGAATATGCGCGGGCCTTTGGTGGTCAAACTACAGGACAAGGTGTTTCACAAGCATTACAGAGATTACAAAATAATCTTGCTGCGGTATTAGGTAATTTGGGTGTTAGCAGTGGTACGGTTGCTGCTGCAACAGCTTCGGCAGCAGCAGGTGCATTAGCTAGATTAACACCAGCATCAACGGCAGTTTTAGCTAATATGGCTGGAATTGCTAGAAATCCCCATAAGGTTGTATTGTTTAGTGGTGTTAATTTTAGAACGCATAGTTTTACATATAGTTTGACACCTAGAAATGCTAGAGAAGCTAGAAATATAAAAGACATTATTAGATTATTTAAATATTATATGTCACCAAGTTATGGTGTGGGTGGTCTGCCTGGTATATCTAGAGGGTTGCTTACAGGATTAGGTTTTCCAGAACTTGGTCAGACTACGAGTAGTATTACAGCAGAAGCTGGCGCTACATCAAGAGCATTTTTTGAATATCCTGAAGTATTTGTTATCAGATTTAGAAATAAAGATGAATTGTTTCAAATAGGCGAATCTGTACTAACTGATTTTGGTGTAAATTATCATCCTCAAAATTATCCAGCATATGTTAGATCATTAGATAGTCCAAATATAGCTTCACCATCGGAAGTAGTTATATCTCTTACTTTCAAAGAAACAGATATAGTGACAAAAGAACAAATCAAGGAAAATAATAGGTAATCATGTCACAATATTTTAGCAATTTCCCAATAATAAATTATAAGCTTCCTGCTTTAGGTGAAAGAGTATTCGCAACGGATATTACTAAAAGAGTCGTGTTGCGTGATTTTTATAGACGTAATTTTCTTTCATATTATACCTATGATATACAAGATGGCGAAAGACCTGATAACGTTGCATATAAATTTTATAGAGAATCTACATTAGATTGGTTAATTTTATTACCAAATGAGATATTGGATCCATATTATCAATGGCCTCTTGAGACAAATAGATTTAATGATTACATTCGTAAAAAATATGGTAGTGTTGAAAATGCAATGACGCAAATTCATCATTATGAAGTCATAACACAGAAAAGAAATGAGATAACTAATGCAGATGGTGAAAAGATATTATTACCTGAAAAGACTTTAGTTGTAGATCGAACTACATATTTTGAGAATGATGCAGCAAATCGTAAACTTGTATATGCATATGATTATGAGATATCATTAAATGATAAGAGAAGAAATATCTCAATCATAGATGCTAGTTATGTTCCCTCAATATTAGAAGCTTTTAGGAATGTATACAGATAATGTCTGGTAATATTGAAACTAGATCAGGTACAGGATTAATAAAAGCATTGTCGGTGCAATCGACAACGACTGGTATGACAATCGATTTTAAATCATTGATGGCTGAATTTAACTATTATGAAAGTATTGATTCTGTATCAACTTCGATTGCCATAGCAATGGTTGATGGTGCTGGATTAAGAAATGAATTACCTATTATAGGTGGCGAGACTGTAAATTATTCATTTTCTGATTCGGAAAGAAATACTACTACAATCCAAGGTCAAATGCAGCTGTATAAGCTAGCAAACAGAGTACGATTAAAACCACATGTTGATTCTTATGATTTGTTTATGTCATCTTTTGAATTGATGGAAGATCAGTATAAACGAGTCTCAAATGCATTTGATTCTACAACAGTTAGCGATATGGCCGTTAAAATATTTGATGATTATATTCTTCCTGTATCAGGTAAAGGATTAATGACGCTGGATGAGACCGATGGACTTTTCGATACAGCATTTCCTAGAGTAAGTCCATTTACAGCAATGAAATATCTTGCAAGTGAAGCAAAATCATCTAGTGATAGAAGTACATCAAATTATTTCTTTTTTGAAAATGCTAGAGGATATCATTTTGCATCATTTCAATATTTGATGAGACAACCACCAACTAAAATCTTTTATCATTTTGAAGATTATCTTGCGGGAGATCGTCAATTTGAAAGAAATCGTGTAGTTGCTTTAGAAGAACCAGTTGGATTTGATATATTAAAAGGCATTTCTTATGGTCAATGGGGAACTAATGTATTAGTATTAGATCCTGTAGCAAAAAGATTTCGTACATCAAATTATTTGTATAATAGAGATTTCAATCAGGTAGATCATTTAGCTAGAAATCAAAGAGTATCACCTGAAATATCACAACAATTAAGTTCTGAAATATCTCGCGAAAAATTCATAGTTTCAAATTCATATCAAGGTTCAATATCTTATGTTGCAGATCGTGATTCAGATATGCAGAATACTTATAGAAGACGACAAGAATTTTTAGGAAAAGAAACTGGTGCTAAGGCAGACATTCTTACTCATGTAACGAAAGTATTGGTTCATGGTGATTCGGGTATTTGTGCTGGTGATACTATAGAAATACGTGTACCTCGATCTGGTGATGTTCCCATCTCGCAACGTAGAATGGATAATTTTGTTGGTGGTAAATATCTGGTTACGGCAGTCGCTCATAGAATAAAAGCTGGTGGTCTAGCATATGGCACGGTTCTAGAATGTGTCAAAGATTCTTACATACAACCTGTGGATGGGAGATAATGATATGCCAGTTCGTGATGAAGAATGGATGGGTACGAACGGCTTTGTATGGTTTGTCGGTATAGTTGAGGATAGAAATGATCCTCTAAAAATAGGTCGTGTTCGAGTTAGATGTTTTGGATGGCATACTAGAGATAAAAGTGTTCTTCCAACAGAATCTTTACCATGGGCTCAGGTATTAATTCCTGTCACATCAGCTTCAATTAGCGGAGTTGGTACATCACCTACAGGACTGGTTGAAGGTTCTTGGGTGATAGGTTTTTATATGGATGGTCAGCTAGCCCAAGTACCCATGATTCTAGGGTCATTTCATGGTGTTAATGGCGATAGTAATCAAGGCGCAGGATTCGATGATCCATATTCAGTATACCCTTTAACTAAAGGTATACCTGATACATCATTTTTTGCTCAAGGTGATGTATATCTTGACCATCCAACTACAAAGGAGCGTGTGGAAAATAGGATCACATCGGTTCCTATGTCGGCTATTAGAAAAACGGATTCGGTCTCTGATGATCTAGACTCCGCCGAATATGAGACACCAACATGGGATCAGCCTCAATTACATGCAATAACTACACCACCTCTTTATCCTTACAATCATGTCAAAACAACTGAATCAGGTCATGTGTTTGAAGTCGATGATACAGTTGGTGCTAGACGTATACATGAATATCATGCTTCAGGTACCAATCGCGAGATAATGGATGATGGTACTCGAGTCACTCGCATAGTAGGTGATGATTATGAGATTTTTCTAAAAGATAAGAATGTATTAATATACGGAAATTGTAATGTAACTATAATTGGTGATACTAGAGTACGAATTGACGGAAATAAGGTTGAAGAAATTTCAGGAGACTATTATCTTAACGTCAAAGGATCTATGGTATCAAAGATAGAAGGTAATGAAGAAAAAGAAGTTCTTGGTTCTGTAAATACACAGATAAACGTAAATGAGGCCAAAAGAATCTCAGGAGATAAAGCTCTCATAGTAGGCGGAAATGTTGTTGAAAATGTAAAAGGCACAAACCAATATACAGGCACCAATGATGTCAGCCATGTAATTCAAGGTAATTATTTTTTCATGAATCAAGGTACTTTTAATTCAGTTACATCAGGTGATGTAAATCTGGCATCAGGTGAGACATTTCAAGCTGCTGGTGCCACATCGATGAATGTAGGATCACCTGGACCAACGGTGGTCAAGGGATCTACAATAGACCTTAATCCTCCAAGCGATTGATAGGAAGATAACATGGTAGTTAGCGGTTTAGAACAGATACAGCAGATATTACGAAGCGCATCTGGTGTAGTAAATAGCAGCATAGGCGCATCTTCGATATGTGGTACTGGTGCATCGCAATCAGGTCTTAATTCTGCATTAGCAGGTGCGCGAAGTGCAATAAATGGTGCGATTGGTGGCGCACAGAATATTGTATCAGTTGTTCAAAATATACCAAATCTTATATCCGCACAGATAAATTCAACAGTTAATCAACTAGGTAATGTATTAGGTGGTTTACCAACACCAACTGGTAATACACTTAGGCAAGATATAGCAAATCTACTTAGATTAGTTAATGATCCTGTTGCATTTGCAGCACAGTATTTAAGAACACAAGGTTTATATCCAAATATAAATTTACAAAATCTATTGCAACAGATTGCACAAGGTTCTGGTTTTTGTAGCTTGATATCAATTGCTGCCGGTGGATCATCAGTACCACCACCTTCTGGGCAGAATGCTAATCAATCACCACCACGAGTCCCAGGCCCACAAGTTCCTGGTCAAGTAAATTCTCCTAATTCTGGTGTTACATCACAAGTATTATCTGGTAATAATCCTACTCAAGCACAGAATACATTAGGTCAAATGAGATTTGTGGAATCTGCAAGATTAAATGTTCAACGATATAGACTTGAATTGGAACTTTCTCATTTAAGAGCTAATGCTAATAGTGATCCTAATGAGATACAGAGATTGCAATCTGAACTAGCTGATGTTAATAGCCGTTTATCATCACTCAATATAGGTGGTTCTGGTTCCTGATAAATATGCCATAAACGGAGAGGTCTCATGTCAAGTGTAGTCAAAACGCCAGTATTCAGGGATCTAGACTTGAACATGAAGGTTCATCCTGTAACGGGTAAGCTAATCATTCGTAAGAATAATGATTCTGTCAAACAAGCTCTTAAATGCTTGATTTTGACAGATAGAGGTGAACGTCCTTTTCGTCCTGCATTTGGTTCAGATATTAGACAGCAGCTATTTGATTTGATGGATCCAGGTATAGCAACAGGTATAGACCTAGATGTTAGACTTGCCGCGGCCAATTATGAGGAACGTGTTCAAATATTAAATGTTGCTGTTGATGGCGCACCTGAAGATAATGCACTTCAGGTAAATATATCATTCAGGACTATAACTAATCAAACACCGTCTAATTTGGTTCTCTCATTGGAGGCCTTACGTTAATGGCCGCAAATACAGCTCTAACAGTAGCGGGTCTAGATTTTGATTCGATCCGTTTAAATCTGAGAAATTTTATTGCAGGCAGATCAGAATTTTCAGATTTTGATTTTGAAGATTCTGCGATTGGTACCTTGCTTGATTTATTAGCATACAACACATATTATATGTCCTTTTATGCTAATATGGCTGCAAATGAATCTTTCTTAGATACCGCTCAGATATATGACAATGTTGTATCAAGAGCTAAAATGCTTGGTTATCTTCCTAATTCTGCGCGTGGTGCAACTGCTAATGTAAAGGTGACCTTTACCTCTGCTGTAGCTAATGCAAGCTTTCGTACTATAACTGTCGCAAAAAATACTAGATTTACAACCTTAGTAAATGGTGTATCTTATATTTTTGTCACACCTAAATCTTATTCTATAAAAGCTAATACTACAAATCGGTTTACTGGTTATATTGATATAACTGAGGGAACTCCTCTTACCCATAGATATGCATTTACGACAGCTAATACATCATTTGTTTTACCTAATGCGAATACGGATATATCAAGCATATCAGTTGACGTAACCACTGGTGGTAATACACAAACATATATACAAGCAACTGATTTAACAACAGTAAATTCATCATCAAAAATCTTTTTCGTAGAACCTGATAAGAATAAGCTTTATAAAGTCGGATTTGGTGACAATGTTTTAGGTACTAGACCTGCATATAATAGCACTGTATTAATTTCATATCGTGTTTGTAATGGCGTCAGACCAAATGGTGCAAATAATTTTACTGCTTCTGGTACTGTGGGTGGGCAGTCATCATTTACACTATCGACAATGGAAAGAGCAATTGGTGGCGCTGATGTAGAAACAATGGAATCAATCAGATTTAATGCACCTAGATTATATGAAACTCAAGGTAGAGCTGTTACTTCTGAAGATTATCGACGTATTATTTTACAGAACAATCCAGATATATCCGGTGTTAATATATGGGGTGGTGAAGAAAATTCACCACCAGTATATGGTAAAGTATATGCATCCTTAACAGCTAAACAAGGTACATTAATATCTACTAGACGCAAAAATCAGATTAAAGCTGACATGCGTAAATACAATGTTCAGACTATAGATATGGAAATAGTGGATCCAACATATCTTTATGTTAATCCAGTTATCACTGTAAGATATGACCCATTAAAGACTACTTTATCTGCATCTGAAATTGGTGATGCTGTTGCAAATAAAATTATTCAATATGAATCAACATATTTGAATAGATTTGAAGGCAAATTTAGATATTCTAGATTCTTAGATATTTTAGATTCGGCCAGCACATCTATCGAATCGACCACTGCTGATATTTCTGTACAGAAAAGATTTATACCATCTTTAACTGGTGAAAATACCTATACATTAACTTTTAATAGACCCATATTTCATCCAAATGATGGGTATGTCTCTGCTGTGAGTTCAAATGCATTTGGATATGCAGGCGAACAGTGTTATTTTGATGATGATGGTTTTGGTAATATTCGAATTTATTTTTTGAGAAATGCACAAAAGAATTTTGTGGTTAATAACATAGGATCTATAGATTACAATACTGGAAGAATAATTATCAATTCATTTAGACCCCAATCATTAAATGGTGAGATCAATTTTTCAGTTAAGATTGCAGATTATAATGTATATCCTATACGAAATCAGATATTGCTAATAAGCAATTCTAGGGTTAAGGTATTAAATGATAATACTGGTAGAGAGGAATCATTGATTGATCCAATCAATACAATTGGTACCACTACTACACTTAGTTCAACTTCTATTACTTTTGTGACATCTTTCTAAGATGAATATATCCGGCGCTGAAGAAATCTTTAAGAAGATTTCACCTCTAATAGAGGCACAATTTCCTGCATTTATTAGAGAAGAAGGCCCTAGATTTGTTTCATTTCTAAAAGCTTATTATGAATTTTTAGAGCAATCAGGAAACGTAGTCACAACAGGTAGAAGTCTTATAGAATATCAAGATATTGATAGGACTATAGATTCATTTCTTGATTATTTTCGTAAAGAGTTTATGCTAAACATACCAAAAGATGTATTAGCTGATCAACGACTTCTTACTAAACATATTCGTCAATTCTACAGAACCAGAGGTTCTGAATTTTCTTATAGATTTTTGTTTCGTGCACTTTTCAATAAAGAAATTGATTTATATTATCCCGGTGATTATATTCTTAGAGCATCAGATGGACGATGGACAAAAGAAACTCTGCTTAGAGTAGGACGTCCGTTTAATGCATTACCTACGGTTTTTGAGGGCCGTAATCTAATAGGTCTTACATCTGGTGCTAGAGCAAAGGTTCAAGGTGTATCACAAGTAAATGTGTTAGGTATTGATCTATATGAATTGACCATAGAAAATGTAATTGGTACTTTTCAAAATGATGAAATTGTTCAGGATAACTTAGGAAATACGGCTCGCATTCAATCGCAATTTGGTTCTATAGTAAAAGCTAGTGTTTTAGATGGTGGTGCATATCATACTGCTGGTGATAATATAACCATAACATCAGGTGTTGCTGTTGCCACTGGTAGAGTGGTATCTACTGCCCCTACCGGCGGCGCTATTACATTTAAAATTACCAGAGGTGGTAGTGGTTATAGACTTGGAAATACTAGCTTAATATCTATTACTGGCGGAAGTGGTAATGGCGCATCAGCAGTTGTTACTTCACTTTCAAACACATCAACATTATCATTAAATAATGATTTAATTCGTTCTGTTAGTAATGTAGTTTTATCTACCGGAGCTACTTTTGCGTCATTAGGTACTAATAGCACTGCGTTATCTGCCAATCTTGCTGCTGCAAATATATCATCACAGCTTGCTACAGCATTAAATTTTACAAATTCTATTGTAGGTTCTATAAATTCGATAACAGTAACATCCGTTGGTCGTGGTTATCAAACATCTTTACCAACTGTTGTGGTTAGAGACCAAGAAATTTATGATAGGGCCATACCTGGACAAAACAATCTCTTTCAAGGTGGTGATGGATTAATAGTTGCTGAAAATGCTCCTGGTACGATTGATGCAATTTCAATAGTTGCATCTGATGCATCATTTGATAGATTTTCTACCGCCTCATTGACTAATATTAGAGGTACTGCACTTACACCCGAATCATATACAGATTTGGCAGGAATAACTCGTTATACATTACGTGCTAATACCTATAATGGTGTAATTTCTCCAGAAGTATCCGGTGTTATAACTTTACCAGGCCGCTATACTGATACTAAAGGCTTTATAAGCTGGAACAACAAATTACAAGATAACAATTTTTATCAAGAATATTCTTATGTTTTAAGAATAACAGAAACCATAAACAAATACCGTGATGTTGTCAAGCGTATATTGCATCCTGCTGGCACTAAGATGTTTGGTGAATTTCAAACCATCTCTACTTTGCCACATCCTGGTCACAATATTGTCAGAACTGATGCTGATACCGCTACTCGTATGGTTATATTTGCCAATAATTTGAGTAGACTTGCTACAAATACTCATTTTAATATTGGCAGTCAAGAATTGAATGTTAGCGGTGTTGAATTTAGTCCATCTGGTCAAAAAATGTATATTGTTGGTATAACCACAGATAGAGTTTATCAATATAATTTAACTACACCTTTTGATATAACTACTGCGGCTTATGCATCAAAAAGTTTTTCCGTAGCAAATACAACAGCAAAAACTTCTGACTATGGTGATATTAATCCAACAGGTATTAGGTTTAAACCTGATGGTAGTCGAATGTATGTCATTGGAAATACCAGAGATAATATAACTCAATATGATCTTGGTACCGCATGGGATGTATCGACAGCTTATGTTGTATTAGATAAATTTTTGACCCATGCTGGTGATATCATAACTACTGAATCAGGTGATGCACTTGGTGATTTCTCAACAACAACCACAGATTTGTCACTTACCGAGCTTGATACAGGAAATCAAGGATTTGCATTTAAACCTGATGGATACAAATTATTTGTTGTTGGTGAGGGTGATAGAAAGATAGTTGAATGCCAATTAACATCTGCTTGGGATGTTAGAACGGCCACGATATTATATGATAATATATTATTTGAAAATGATGATGTATGTGTGATGGAAGATGCACAACATCTAGTGCTTGAAAGCAGTAGTTTCTTTTACATAGGAAATCAAGATTTAAATCCAAATGATGTCCAGTTTAATATTGAGGGGACTCAGATGTTTATCTCTGGGTCAAATAGTGATAGAATCTATGGATTTGCATTATCTGAGGCATGGAATGTAGAGACTGCGGCATATCTGAATCAGTATATTGCTACTGTAGGTACTTCACCAACAGGTATTACATTCAATCCTGATCAGACTAAATTATTTGTATGCGATTCTGTGCAGGATAGAATTGATATGTTCCAACATAATCCAAGATTATTGAATCAAGATCGATCAGCATTACTAACACAATCTTCAGAGTTCGTGATACAGGAATAAATAGCCTGCACAGAAAGGTGATCAAATAGATGCCAGGTACCACCACATCAAATTTTAGCATCAATACCGCGGAGCAGTTTCATGAATCTTTCAATGAAGCTGCTCCTACTCTCATGTATATGTTTGTAGGTAAAACAATTCCGTTTGCTAATGATGCATCTCCACCGGCAGTGGCTAATGATGTTTTTAATACGTCATTTGATGTCTATAGAGATATGGTAACTTTAAAAAGGGTTAATTATACAGATGTATCGCATGTAATACCGAGATATAATTGGACTAGCGGTACTGTTTATACACAATATACTGATACTAATGCGGATTTATATGATACGCAATTTTATATTCTATCATCAGATAACAATGTTTATAAGTGTATTGATAATAATAGAGGTGCTCCATCTACTGTTGAACCTGCAGGTATTGGTACTTCAATAATAAGCACTGCTGATGGTTATCGTTGGAAATTCATGTATAATGTAACCTCGGCCGATGCTCAGAAATTTTTAACATCAACAAATATACCGGTAAAAGAACTTACGGCAAATAATGGTTCGGCTCAATGGGTTGTTATGCAGGCCGCATCAAATGGTTCTATAGATCATGTAGTTATAAGTGCCAATGGTGCTGGATATTTGTCATTGAGTAATACGTTTGTTCAGATATCTAGCAATACTTCATTTAGACTTGGAGCTGAAGCTAGTTCGGTTGATGGAATTTATAATTATTCTACCATGTACATATCATCAGGATTAGGTGCAGGACAATTACGTAGAATAGTAAGATATATTGGTATTACAAAAACTGCAATAGTCAATAATGCATTTACCATAACACCTAATACTACATCAACTTATATTATAGGCCCTAATGTAGTTATAAGAGGTGATAGTGGAGCCACTATTGCACAAAGAGCTACTGCTTATGTTTCAAATTGTATTGCAGGCCAGGTAAGAAAAATTACTATGATTACACCAGGTCGTAATTATTCTATCGCTAATGCAGTAATAATTGCTAATTCTTCTCATGGTTCCGGTGCCACAATATATCCAGTTTTGTCACCACCTGGTGGCCACGGAAAAAGTGCTAGAAATGAATTAGGTGGCCGAAATGTCATGATATCAGTTTCAATGGGTGTCAATGAAGCTAATTCATATCCATCAAATAATGAATTGAGAATGGTAGGTTTATTGCGTAATCCAAAACTTCGTTCTGGACCTACAGCAAATTCTGTATTGATTGACCAAACATCTAGAGTACATGTAACTGGTGTATTAGGTGATTACCGTGAGAATGAAGTAATTACTGGCTCCACTAGCGGTGCTAGAGGTAGATTGGTGCTATTTGCCAATACCAATACTGCTAGAACTCAAGGTATATTAAAACTAACGCGAGTTACTACAGGAGGTACTGGAGTATTTTTTATACCAGGAGAAACTGTGGTATCAAGTACTACTAATATAAATGCAATAGTTACCTCATTTGATAAACCTGCAGTTAGAGAAGGTACCGGAGAAGTGTTATACATAGAAAATAAAACACCTATCACTCGTACTTCAGATCAAGTTGAAGATTATCGCTTTATCGTGACTTTTTAAGAGGATAAAAACGAAAGATGTCATCTCTTGCTAACACAGTCACGATATCCACAAATCTTAATGTGGATCCGTATTATGATGATTTTAATGAATCTAAGAATTTTCATAGAATATTGTTTAGACCGGGTATGGCTGTGCAAGCGCGCGAGCTTACACAGATGCAATCAATCTTGCAAAATCAGATTGATCGATTTGCAGAGCATGTATTCAAAGAAGGTAGTGTTGTTCGTGGATGTGAAATAAAATTAGATAATGCAATAACTTATCTTAAACTTAGAGATAAAACTGCAGATGGTACGTCTACAGTCAATGTATATTCTTTTACATTTGATTCTATTACAGGATCTACTTCAGGTGTTAAGGCCAATGTATTATATGTTAATGATGGTTCCGAAGCAAATACACCCAATTTTAAAACTTTATTTGTAAAATATACTGGAGCTAATGGTACTGATAGAACATTTGCTAATGGTGAAGTTATAGTATCAACTGATGGATATACAGCCAACTTAATATCAAGTAGTGCAACAGGTTATACTTCTGCTGTTCGTGTAGGATATGGTGTCATCTATGCAAAAGATCATTTCATTCGCGTAGATGAACAACTTTTAATTCTTGACAAATATTCAGCAAATTCTACCTATAGAGTTGGCTTTGAAATTGTTGAAACTATAGTAAATGATACTCAAGATGAATCACTGTTAGATCCTGCCTCAGGATCATATAACTATGCAGCACCAGGTGCTTCACGTCTAAAATTAGAAGCTAAGTTAGTCAAAAAAACTATTCAAGAATCTACTTCTAATAATTTTGCGCAGTTGATGATTGTTAGAAGAGGAATTATTCAAAATCAATCTGACAAACCTCAATATGATTTAGTCAGAGATTATATGGCGCAACGTACATATGATGAATCAGGTAATTATGTTGTAAATGGATTACAACCTAGACTTAGAGAACATCTGATAAGTGGTGATAACCAAGGGGTTTACACAACAGCTGAAGGTGGTAGCTCTGATAGGCTTGTGGTTGAGATGTCTCCCGGCAAAGCCTATATCATGGGATATGACCATGAATTTTTAGTTAGTCATAAGGTAACTATAGACAAAGCTATTGATTATGCTTCTGTCGAGCAGGTTTCGACTACAGCAGATTATGGTAATTATATTACTGTATTGAATATGTCAGGTCAATGGGATGTCAATGGCCAGAGTCGTATAACTCTACGTGATGAGAAAATGAATTCCATCACTAACGGTGTATATTCAACAACAACTTTGTCTGGTAATATAATTGGTTATGCGCGCGTTCGTGCTATAGAATATTCTTCAGGTACACCAGGCCTACCATCTTGCGAATATAAAGTTTATCTAACAGATATTAAGATGGAGCCCAGCAAATCATTTACCGAAGTTAAATCTATCGGATATGATACATCTGTTGCTGATGGTAAAGCTGATATAGTAGGAGCAGATGGTACAAATGCGACCACTACAGATTCATCATTTGATATAGGCGTATTTGCACTACCAATTATTGCTACAAAAACCATACGTGATACAACAAGCGCAATAGACACTAATTTTAGATTTAAGAAATCATTTGATATAGCATTTAGCACTGGTGCAGGTAGCTCTGCAACGGCATCTACCGGAGATTCATCAGAAACATTTTCTGGTAGTGGTGCATTATCCGATTCAGCAACCAGAACAGGTTATTATGTGGTATCAAGAGGTTCGTCAAATACTACTAATCTGACTGGAACCATAACGGTTACATCAGGAAGTACTTCTGTAACTGGTAGTGGTACACAATTTGATTCACAACTTAGCCCTGGTGATATCATAGCTTGTTCACCGTCTCAAAAATTTATTGTTAGCAGCATAGCAAGCGCAACTAGTTTAACTCTTACAGCTAATGCGGCGTCATCTACTGGTGGTGCTTTCCATAAAAGATTTTTGGAAGGTCAAGTAATTGATTTTGGTAATAAGGGTGGTGGGGGCGATCGTTCTATCTCAATCGCATCTTCAACTCAAGCAACTTTCAATATAAATGAAAATCTTAATTCGGCATTAAATGCTACTGTCATAACAGAATTAAACAAGGTTGACGGTAGAGAAGCAGCAAAGGTAATTGTTCGCGATCGTATAGTTCAGCTTAGCCTGACTTCAGATCTGGCTGGTCCATGGGTATTAGGTTTATCTGATGGATTTAGATTAGTATCCGTTAGAAAGAAAAGTGGTTCATCATTTACCACATTGACAGAAGGAACTGACGTAACCAGTCATTTCACTCTTGATAGTGGTATGCGCGATAGCATTTATGAACATGCACGTTTGGTTAAAAAACCAACTTCTGGATTATCACTTGCTTCTGGTGATAGACTGCTTGTAAAATTTGATCACTTTACTCATAGTTATTCGAGCGGGGTTGGTTATTTCTCAGTTGATTCATATCCTGTGGATGACAGCACGGCAGGAACTGATACTACAAAAATATACACTTATGAAATTCCGGTGTATACATCTCCTCGCACTGGTAGAACATATGATCTGAGAGATTCTATAGATATTAGACCACGGATGACTGATACGGCTGCAAGTGTTTCAACTATCGCAGGTATGTCAACGAATCCTAGCATATCTACTTCATTGGATTTACCAACCGGTGGTATGCGATTTGCTGCTCCTGGTGAAAATTTCACTATGGATCTTGATTATTATCTAAGACGTAATGACAGAATCATAGTTGATAAAAATGGTAATTTCAAAGCTATTAGAGGTCAACCATCACTAAAACCCATAACTCCAGATGAGCCAATGGGTGCGATGTCTTTGGCAACTATAAGTTTAACCCCTTATCCATCATTACCTGATGAGCAGGCAAGACGTGTAAGCAGAACAGATTTATCATCTGCACTTTATCCGATTAAGAATCCAAGATTTACCATGAAAGATATTGGGGTTCTAAGGGATAGAATTGAAAATCTTGAATATTATACATCACTTAGTTTGCTAGAACTTAATACTAAATCATTGCTTGTGCAAGATGCAAGTGGTAATGATCGTTTCAAGAATGGTATAATTGTAGATCAATTTTCTGGCCATAATATTGGTGATGTTAGAAATCCTGATTATAAAATTTCTATCGATCCTGCTAGGGGCGAAGCTCGTCCTCCATTCAAGATGGATAACATCGAGCTATTCTATAATACAGCTAATTCAATCAATACTGTTCGCACAAATGTCAGAGATGATGGTACATCTCGTGATCAGATGATTACAATAGCTGATGCAACACTACCATTTATTTTTGGTGAACAATTGGTATCAAGTGGTGGTAGTGCAAAACTTAGATATAAGGTTGGTAATCGACTATATGTTGAAGATGCTAGCACGAATTTTTCAGTAGGAACTATAATTCGTGGTACAACTAGTGCAGTTCAAACAACAATTACTGCAGTTTCTACTACTACACCAAGTGATTTAATCACTCTTCCATATTCGCATATGACTTATCTTTCACAGCCGATGGCAACAACAACTAGAAATGCTGCTGGTTTGCTATGGCAATGGAAAGGTAATGTTATATTAGATCCGAATACTGACTATTGGACGGATACTGTCAATTTACCAGATGTTCAAGTCAATGTAAATCTTTTTAGTGATAACTGGTTAAACATGCCGTCTGCATGGGGTACGCAGTGGAATGCTTGGCAGACAGTATGGCAGGGAACCAAGACTGACGTAGATATTGTTAAAAACCAACCAGGTACTGGAAATTCACAAGGTGCAGTAGGAGGAACAGGTACATCTACCATTACCACTACTACAACTGAAACATTGCAATCAAGAACTGGTACTCAGTTTAAGGTAACTCCAGCCGAGACAAAAACTAATCTTGGTCCTAGAGTCATATCATCTAATATCATACCGTTTATGCGTTCTCGTAGTATTAATTTTGTTGGTAGAGGATTGCGTCCTGGATCACGTGTATATCCATTCTTTGATGGAACCAGTGTGACATCTTATGTCACACCGACAGATTCATCATTTAATGCTACTGCAACAGAAGGTTCACCTCTTCTTGTAAATTCGACTGGTGATGTATACGGAATATTCAGACTTCCTTCAGATAATAATTTGAAATTTAGAGTCGGCTCTAAGATTTTCCGTTTAACGGATAATATCAATAATCAATCAGGATTAGGTCTAACTATCACATCAGCCGAGGGAACTTATACTGCTGAGGGATTATCACAAGAAGTTCAAAGTACGATAACATCTACAAGATATCCTGAAATTACTACCAGTAGCGTAAATGAATCTACTACTGTTGTGAATAGTGTGGTAAACACAGTATTCTCACCTGATCCTTTACCCCCACCACCACCAACAATTGTTGAGGTTCCAGTACCTGTTCCTGTTGAAGTTGTAAGGGAAATACAAGTACCAGGCCCTGTTCAATATGTTGAGGTTGTCAAAGAAGTTCCTGTTGATAAGATAGTATATGTTGATAGAGAAATTATCAAAGAAGTTGAAAAAGAAGTCATAAGAACTGAATATGTTGATAAAGAGATAATAAAAACTGTAGAAGTACCAGGCCCAGGAACTATAATTTATGTAGATAAGCCTGTAATTGAATATGTCGATCGTGTAGTTGAAAAACCTGTAATTGAAACAATTACAAAACTAGTTGAAAAACCTGTTTATGTTAATGTGCCTACTACTGTAATCAAAACAGTTACAGTTGCTAAAACTGTCACTAAAAATGTTACTGTACCTGTTACTGTAATTAAAACAGTTACTAACACAGTCTATGTTGATCGTCCTGTAATTCAGATAGTTGAAAGAATAGTTGAAGTACCAGTTTTCCCTGCTGATAACGGCGGATCAAGTCCTAGTTCGGATAGTGGCGTAGGCAGTAGTAGTGGTGACGGTGACGGTGGCGGTGGTGGTGGTGACTCTGGTGGTGGTGGTGATGAACCAATCGCTCAGTCATTCTTGATGGACACCAAACAATTTGGTTATATTGGATCCGGCGCATTTGTGACTAAGATTGATCTATTTTTTGCAACAAAACATGCAACAATAGGTGTAGAAGTTCATATTCGTGATATGGATCCTGTATCGCATATGATTACATCGCGCATAGTTCCCTTTAGCCAAGTATTCTTAACACCGAATGATGTAAATATCAGCGAAAATGGGTTCTCACCAACACCGGTATATTTTCAAGCGCCTGTATTCTTACAAAATGGTAGAGAATACGCGGTTGTCGTAAAACCTATAGGTGCAAATCCAGGTTACAATGTGTTTGTAGCAAGATTGGGTGATACTGATATAGCCACTGGTAATAGGGTTACTACATCTCCTGCCGTTGGTATGTTGTTCGTGTCATCGAATGACGTTCAATATTCACCAATACAAGAAGAAGATTTGAAATTTAATCTATATGTTGCTAATTTCTTAACTAGCGGCACCGCTGCTGCTGTGTTTAAGAATGAGCTACGTGATTATCTAATGGTATCAAATGTTTCTAGTGCATTTTCTTCAGTTGGTGAAAGTGTTCATGGCGAAACAATATTAACCGGAACATTTGCTAACACCAAATTTGTCAATACTGGTGTAACCTATGTTCAAGGTATGGTATCAGGTGCGACTGGAACTGTCTCGCGCTATAGTACTACGGGTCTGAGAATAAGAAATGTATCAACCGGATCTAAATTCCGCGGAGGCGAACGCATCCGCATTCGTAATACAAATGCAGAAACTGGAGTTATCATAGGTAATTCTACTGGTGCAATTATATCATCTACCACACCAGTTGGTAAAGTTGTATATTATAATCCAACAGGATTCTCAAATACGTATCTGCATTTAGCAAATACATCTTTTGTGAATAGCGGACCAGCTAATACCTTTGCGGGTAGAGTATTCCATGCGAATACGTTTATTCGCGGACAAACTGGCGGACAAACAGCATACATTTATAAAATGGAAAGTTTGAGAGCCGATGTCATAAACTTAAATATGGATTACATTCAACCATCAAATACTGGGGTTGCATTCTATGGTAAATTTTCGACATCAACCTCAGGACGTGATACAACATTCTTAACTATTCCGCCAAATGATAATCTGGAGCTACCTGCTCCAAGATTTGTGCATAGCCGTAGCATGGAATCAAATACCGCGGCAACATCATCATCACTGGCCTCTACTCGCTCTGCGGAAATAGTTGTTGGTATGGCATCTCAGTCTCCATTTGTATCACCTGTGATCGATACTAAACGTATGTCATTAATCACTGTTCATAATCTGATTAATGATAATACATCAGGTGAAGCCAATGCATCTTCGGGTGGTGGTGCAGATGCAAAATATATTACCCGCAAGATCACTCTTGCGGATGGACAAGATGCGGAAGACATCAGAGTCTATGTGACAGCATATAGACCACCTGGTTCTAGTGTGCTAGTATATTACAAGATATTACATCGCGAAGATAGCGACACCTTTGATGATGCTCGTTGGATTCCGATGGATATATTGGCCGATCAAGGATTTACCGCATCAACCGTATATTCAAGTTCCGAAGATCAAGATGATTTCAAAGAATATGTTTATGGCGTACCAGATTATGGTAATACATATCGTTCTGGAGCTAATACAACAAATTCTGATATCATTGAATATAGAAATTCAAGTGGTGCTAGATTTGTAGGGTACAAATATCTTTCAATCAAGATAGTGCTTACAAATACTACAACCACAAGACCGCCTCGGCTTGATGATCTTAGAGTGATTGCATTACAAAGATGAAACTAATAAAAGCAGATAACGCTCCTGGTTTTGCTAGAGATCCTACTAACTCCGCAGTGCTGGCAACAGATTTGCCAGCACTGGAGGCTTATAGGAATAAAAGGAAGCGGAATCTTAATATAGATAATGCTCTGCAGGATATAAATACCTTAAAGCAAGAGATGTCTGATATAAAAAATATGATAACGCAATTACTTGCAAAGAAAGATGAGTAGGGCAATTTATGGCTAAGATCGCAAATGTCGCGCTTACCAATACATTTGATACTTGGCGCATAAGAACCAATCAGGCGTTTCATCGTCTAAGCCAATTTACAATTAATGAATCTTCTTTGTATTCGAATACACTAATTGCAAATGTTAGATTTATATCACTTGGTCCTACAAAACTAGGTGCTTCTTCATTAGATACTACTATTACAAATGGTCTGCTGCAAGCTAATGGTCGTGTAAGAATTTCATCAAATCTAAGAGTAGCGGGAAATACGGTATTTGGTGATACTGCTGCATCGCAGGTAGAATTTACTGCGAATACAGTATCAATTTCAACCACACTAAGTATAGATTCTGGTACGTTATTCATAAATCCTACTACTAATAGAATTGGTGTTGGTAAGACTAATCCTAATACTACATTTGATGTAGCTGGAATAATTCGGTCATCTACCGGTGGCTTTAGATTTCCTGATGGAGGAACAGCAACTGCTCCTCTTTATGTGTATGACTCTTCTGGTTCACAAGTATATCCCTGAGGTGATATGATATGGCATCGCCTCTAAAAATTAAAAAATCTGGAGCTACCTTCCAAGGTCTTCAGACCATGACCACAGCAGAGCAAGATTATTCAATAGATGTAATATTGAAAGATTTTGCATCTACACAATCTGGTGTGGGCACATTAAATGTTGATGGTGCTACTGGTACTACAATAGGCACATTTATTGATACCACTAGACCTGGTGCTGTTGGTGATCATCCAGTTGGTACTACAATTACATCAGTATCATATGTGTTTAAGCAAGATTTAAGTTCAGCATCCGAAACAGGTTTACTGCGGCCATTAGAATTTTCTACTAGCGCAGTTAGGGCCCAAAATGATACACAATTAAATGGTGCTATCATATCAAATGCACTAACTAATCTAGTCACAACTGGTATTGGTTCATATGCATTACAGCCAAGTTCTCCGGCGGGTACTTGGACGTCAATATCAACTATTACAAATACTACAAATTCAGGTTCTAATTCAACAACACTATGGCGGAAAACAGGTGGTGCTGCACCTACAACAGTTAGACCATTGCGCTTAGATGGTGCTAATATCCGCGAAATGACCGATGCTAATATTCAAACATTAACTCCTAGATTAAGAAATCAAATAGTTTCTACAGGTATAGGTAAATATGCGATACAAGAAACGGCACCTGTTGGCGGTACATGGGTAACTGCTGGTGCTGCCTTTGTTGATACTAGAAATACTTTAGCAAATCAAACATATACTGGAAACTATGCGGGAACTTATTCCGGCGCATATACAGGTAGTTATTCTAGCGCATTTGCTGGTGGTTATAGCGGTACATATACATCAACCTATGGTGGTACATATACCGGTAATTATACATCAACATATGGCGGCACATATACAGGTAGCTACACATCCACATATAGTGGATCGTATACTGGTAACTATACCTCAACATATTCTGGTGCATTTGCTGGTTCATATTCCGGAACCTATACGTCACCATTTACAGGATCATATACTGGTAACTATACCTCAACATATTCTGGTGCATTTGCTGGCTCATATTCTGGAACCTATACGTCACCATTTACAGGATCATATACAGGCAGTTATACTTCAACATATTCTGGTGCTTATACCGGAGGTTATTCTAGTGCTTTCTCAGGATCATATACAGGATCTTATTCTAGAGCTTTCTCAGGATCATATACAGGATCTTATTCCAGAGCATTTTCAGGATCCTATGCAGGGGCTTATTCAAGGGTATTTACAGGATTCTATTCACGCGTATTTAATGCACCATTTTCTGGAACACCATTTACTGGCACATTTACAGGAAATTATACTGGGTTTTTTACCGGTTCATATACAGGCAGTTATACCTCAACATATTCTGGTGCATATACTGGTAACTATACCACAAATTATAGTGGTACATATACAGGCAGTTATACTTCAACATATTCCGGTACTTATACAGGAAATTATGCTAGAGCATTTACAGGATTCTATGGCGGTTCTTATACAGGATCATTTACGGGATCATATGCTGGTTCTTATACAGGAAATTATGCTAGAGCATTTACAGGATTCTATGGTGGTTCTTATACAGGATCATTTGTAGGATCATATGCTGGTACTTATACAGGAAATTATGCTAGAGCATTTACAGGATTCTATGGCGGTTCTTATACAGGATCATTTGTAGGATCATATGCTGGTTCTTATACAGGAAACTACTCTAGAACGTTTACTGGGGCATATGCAGGAGCATATTCTAGTACATTTACAGGTAATTATGCAGGTGCATATTCTAGAGCATTTGCTGGTAATTATGCAGGTGCTTATTCTAGCGCATTTACTGGATCATATGCAGGTAATTTTACGTCTACATATGGTGGTAGCTATACAGGTAATTACGGTGGTACATATACGGGAAATTATACTGGTGCTACAATTCAAGTTACTACAGAAAATGTTTCAACAGTCAGCTTATGGGTAAGGACAGCCTAAGATGAGAGAAATATTAGACCCGTATTGGGCATCTAATTTAAAAAACCAGGTAGTATGCCTGTTCAAATATGATGATGGCAAGATCCTGACAGCATCTGTTACGCAGACAGCAGAAGGTAATCCTGATTGGATAGAAATATTTGAAAAATATAGTATCGAAGAAATTGATGCTAATACTGCTAAGAAGCGTCAGACGCATGAATCTAATCGTGTTAAGCGTCAGATGGACCAACAACGTAATGCAGAAATGCAAAAGCGTGAAGCTTTGTTTATGGCAAAGAGTGATGCTTTTGAAATTGAATTAGTTAGAACTTCTAAAAATATGGCATTAAAATCTAAATTGCGTAAAGCTACTAGTCCTATGGAAGTTTCAATAATAGCATCAATGATTGCTATGGAAAATTATAATTCTCAGCAAGCCATTGAAAATACCAATGAACAATTAAATAATGAAGGTGTGACAGATGGAGCCTCAGCAAACACAGCTCAGTAAAGGATTTTTACTTGTAGCATCTATATCATCTGCTTTTTATGATGCAGGGATTAGATTAGCAGTATCAATTAAAGATCATTATCCTGATGCTCGCATAACTCTTTTTACACATAAAGATTTTGTAAAAGATAAAGATAGATATCTTTTCGAAAATATTCATACTGGTGTTCCTGTGCACACTAGGGCAAAACTATATGCGCTTGATAAATCACCATATGATATAACATTGTATATGGATTGTGATACTGAAGTTTGGCATGAAGATATTAAAGATATCTTTGAACTATTAGGTGATAATGATATTGCTCTGACTGAGATCCGTGAATATAGCGGTAAAGGCACTGCGGTTAATAATACCGAAAAAATGAAATATCATTGTGGTCTTTTTCTGTATAGGAATACAGAGAAGGTTCGCGCATTCATGAAAAAATGGTGGGATGATTATCTAATTCAAATACATTCCAAAGTTTGGCCTTGGCCAAAATATACTGAAAGAATGAAGCCTTGGGATCAATTTACTTTTTGGCGCCTTTGTAAAGAAAATCAATTTGATATAAAAGTAGCCACACTACCTGATGATGCTAGATGGAATTTCGTATATAATTATAATGACAATGAAACAGACAAACCAATAGTGGTCCATCATTATACTATACCTAAGGAGAAAATCCATGCGGGTTTTATCGAGAATACATCCGGATCTCCAAAAGATATTAGATAATTTTAGTGAATGGTTTTTTCGTCAAGATTATACATCCCTAGAAACTCAACGAAGAGATGATTTCAAGAAAAATTTGTCGCATATTGAATGCACAAGTTTAAAATATCTTGAAGATGCTTTACCCACTCCGGATAGATTTGGTTTCCCGCGCGATGCATGGGGTGCGGATATGTTAATGATGCGTCCAGAAAAGATTCCAAAACATTTTCATCCAGTTCTTAAAGAACTAGATGATGAGCTTATGACATTTCTTGGTGCTAGAAATAATGCATTAAAGATGTATTATCCCCCTAAAGGATTTATAGGATGGCATAATAATGCAAATGCTCATGGTTATAATATAGTAATGACCTATAGCAAAACTGGCGATGGTGCATTTTATCATTATGATTTGGAGAAAAGAGAAATCATAGAATTTAAAGACAAGCCAGGTTGGTCAATTAAGGTTGGATATTTTGGTAGATTTAGTGAGCCTGATAAAATTTATTGGCATTCAGCTAGAACCGAATGTGATCGTTTAACACTTAGCTATGTCATCTATGACAAAAATATTTGGGAAAATATGGTTGAAGAAATCGAATCATAAATCTTTTAGTGATATGATTGCTTCAGGTGTGTCAAGCTTCATCCTTTTTAATTGAAAATCTGTGATATATTTTTCATCTAATAGATGAAAATTATCATATTCAAAAGTCATGAATTGATCATTTCCTAATATGTATTTGCTGCAATAGTAATCTGCATTATTAGCAAATTTTTCCCATAGGTCTATATTATGATCACCTTTCCACATCATAAACGATGAGTTCATCATCGTATAATATTTTCCGTATTTGTGATACATTATAGAACTTATAAATTGTCTATTAAGTTTATGTGGATTTGTGGCCAAAGTTAATTTACCATTATAATTTGATAATATTGGTGCTAATGAATTAATTATGGTTGAGTCAAGATCAAAAAATAAACAAATTTCATCTTTAGGACATATACCTTGTTCAAATAATATCATTTTATTCCACCAGATATCTAATTCATATTTCTTGATATCGATTAGCTCGCAGAAATTTTCACCCGCAAATTGCTCAGTATCATCAGTCAAACAATAGTGTTTGAATTTGCCTGGAATGTATCTATGGCAAAGACCATTTATTTTTTTCACATCTCTTACACTATATTTTGGCTTAACCAATACTGAATATACATTATACATAAAATAACTCCAGTGATGAAGGGTGGTTATGATTAGATTTATATGTTTTAAATGGGGTAAAAAATATTCACACAAATATGTAAATTATCTCAATAATATGGTAAAAAAATATTGTCAACTTGATTTTGATTTTAACTGTATTACTGATAATCCTGCAGGTCTATCTATCGACATAAAGACCTATGATATAAAAGAAATGTCTCATTGGAGAGGCACATCATCTTCAATGTTTACAATTGAAAAGGTTAGTTGTTTTAAAAATGGATTTTTAAATTGTAATGGTCCGTATGTGTTATTGGATTTGGATATATTAATTCATAATGATATTACAGAATATCTTAATTCTTATAATTTTTATGAACCTAGAATCATTAAAAATTATTGGAATTATGAAAATCATAAAAAGACAGCATATGGTGATAGTTGGTGTGATATAAATTCGTCATTTGTAACATGGAAAGATAATCAGTTAGATGGTGTCTTTAATTTCTATCAAAAAAATATAGATAAAATAAGTAAAGTATATGATAGTTTTGACAAATCATTATATTATTTACAAGAAAATGAATATTCATTTCATCCAAGAAAACTAGTATATTCATATAATTCTGGTGCAGAATATCCTAATGATCTAAAAGTTGCAACTTTTAGACCAGACTATAAAATATGCATATTCAATAATTCTCATGGTATTGGTCTTGATATATCTGATACAAAACATTGGGCTAGAGATTTATGGGAATCAAATCGTGAATTATAATATTTTTATTAATGAGATCAGAACAAAATATTCATCATTAGAAAAAATATTAGATAAGGAATCATATGATCGCATAATGTTCAGTCTAAGCAATTACAATTCTATTCATGAATATGCTATAGCTTTGGCTATTATACCATATCTAAAACCATTGTATAAAATAACAATATTAGCTTCATGGTTTTCCATACCAATATTAGAACCGTTGATAAACAGTAAAATTAATTTTCATTCCGTAACTCTATTAGATCATGATCCTAATGTATCTAAAATGGGAAATCATATTAAAAAAATTTTAAAAAGAGATAATTCAATTAGATATGTTAGAAAAGATGTAATATTTGATGACATTCAAAATGAAGTAAACCAATCAAATATTATAATAATTCCGTCCGTCAATAGATTATTACCAATTAAACAATTATTACCAAATATAAAAAAAGATACCATTATTTGTTTAGCAGGAAATAACAATACACTCAGAGCTTATAATATAAATCCTATATTTTCTATAGATGATTTAAGACACCAAATATCATTTAGCAAAGAAATATATTCTCATGAATTTACGGGAGCTTTTACAAACTCATTGCCCTTAAAAACTTCAGTTTTGGTAGGACAAGTCTAAATAGACAATGTGACCTAGCTATACCATGATGACAATAGTATAGCTGGAGGATGCCTATCATGTCTGAAAATAAAGAAGAAACCGCAGCGCCGCCGCCTGCTCTTACACAAGAACAAACCACTCTGTCAATGGCGCATTCATTTTTTGTCACAAAAATATCAATTATATCTCTTGCATCAATCATGGTATCTGTGGTTGGTGTTTTGTTAATCAGTATCTTTCATCCAGATGTTGACAATAATAAGATATTTGAGATTCTTGGACCTGCATTCCAGACAGTGGTCGGTTGCTTTGTGGGTATGGTATCCGCAAACTTCATAAGGAAGTAATTTTGTGGAACAGCTTCTTAATATAGTCAAGACGGTTGCGCCAACCATCGCTACGGCGATGGGTGGTCCTCTTGCAGGTATGGCTGTTCGTACTTTGTCTGAGACTTTACTTGGTCATCCGGATGGTACTGAAGAAGAATTAGCTTATGCAGCAACAACAGCATCACCCGCCCAATTATTAGCATTAAAGCAAGCAGAAAATAATTTTAAACTTGAAATGAAAAAGCTTGATGTTGATCTGGAGCGTATTAGCGCAGGTGATCGTGATAGCGCACGTCAGATGGCAATTCAGAATCCCCGAGATTGGACACCACGCGCTTTGGCTGCGGTTATCACAATTGGATTCTTTGGTGTGTTAATGTATATGTTAATGTTTGGATTACCTACGTCAGGTGGTGGTGAAGCTATGCTCGTGATGCTTGGTACTCTAGGAACCGCTTGGGGTGCCGTCGTATCATTCTATTTTGGTTCATCAGCAGGCTCAAGAGCAAAAGATGAGGCTGCGGCTGGAAAGAAGTAAGCCATAAATAGTATGGCTTAATTCGGAGGTAGGTATGGCTGTACCCACTACTCGTAAGCTGTTCAAAGATTATTGTCTTAGACGGCTAGGTTATCCTGTTATCGATATTAACGTTGATGACGGGCAGATTGATGATCGTATAGATGACGCGCTTGCATATTATCGAGATTTTCATTTCGATGGTACAGAGCACATTTATCTCTCATATAAAATTACACAGACTGACGTAGATAACAAATTCATCACGCTTCCTGACAATATCAATTATGTTATTCGTATTTTTGATATTGGCCGTGCATCTAGCGTGTCAAATCTATTCAATGTACGCTATCAAATTCATTTAAATGACTTGTTTGATTTCACAAGTACAACTTATGTACCATATGTTATGGGTATGCGACATATCGAAGAACTTGAGCAGATATTTGTTGGTAGCAAACCAATTCGTTTCAATCGCCATAATAATCGTCTATATGTTGATATGAAATGGGATAAAGATGTTAAGGTTGATGATTATGTAATTGTCGATTGCTATCGCGTGCTTGATTCTGAGACCTTCAGCGATGTATGGTCAGATCCATGGTTAAAGAAATATGCTACTGCGCTTATCAAAAAGCAATGGGGTGAAAACCTGAAGAAGTTTGAAGGTATGAATCTTCCTGGTGGAATTAAATTTAATGGTCAGAAGATTTGGGATGAGGCTAATGATGAAATTAATGCTCTTGAAAAAGAAATGAATAGTGGATATAGCCTACCAGTCATGGATATGATGAATTGATATGGCCACAAACAAATATTTTCGCAATTATAATTACGGAAGAGAACAAAGGGTAGAAGATGACCTCATGGTTGAGGTCATCAAGATTTATGGTGTCGATGTGCAATACATGCCGCGCACCATATTCAATGAGATTGAAGAATTTGGTGAAGATCCATTATCAAAATTTGATCTAGCAGTACCTATTGAAGTCTATGTGAATAATCTTGAAAATTTTCAAGGTGAGGGTGATTTTCTTAGTAAGTTTAATTTGGAAATTCGTGATCAGATTACACTCACAATGGCCCGTCGTCGTTGGGATCAGATTCGCACTGAGAAGATGGTTGATGAGGTTGGAAACATATATCTTACAGAAGACAATCCTGCAAATTATTCATCAAACACAGACAATTATTTGCTAGAAACAGGATCAGCCAACGGATATTCTATTTCATCATCGCGTCCTCTTGAAGGCGATTTGATTTATATTCCTTTTATAAACAATGGAAACGGCGCTATCTATGAAGTAAAATTTGTTGAGCATGAACGTGTCTTTTATCAACACGGCAAGTTATACACATATGAAATGACATGTGAACTATTCCGTTATAGCTCTGAACGTATTGATACTGGTAATACCGCGATAGATATAATAGAAGATCGTTATAGCAGAGATGTCCTTGGATATAATCTATTGACCGAAAATAGCGAACCAATATTGATTGAAGATAATGGATTTCTATATCAAGAATATACATTACTTGGTGGTACTGCTAATAATCAAACCTTTACACTAAAATCATTTGCTGATATTGATTTTAGCGAACGAAATCCATTTAGCGAAATAGACAGGTATTAACCATGCCAATGTTCGGATCTACTTTTTATCATCAGACATTACGCAAATATGTTATTGCTTTTGGTAACATGTTTAATGATATGACAGTAAGTAGAATAGATGCAGATAACAATAATATTCAAACTATTGCCGTACCAATAACATATAGCCCAAAAGAAAAATGGTTAGCCAGAATACGTGATAATCCTGATCTAACATCACAAGTTCAGACCATTTTACCTAGATTAGCTTTTGAGATAACAGGCTTTGAATATGATGGCACTAGACGTTTACCATCGACGACAAGAAATGTTTCTATATCGGCGACTGATTCTAATAATTTAAGATATCAAAGAACACCAGTCCCTTGGAATTTGAATTTTTCTTTACATTCTTATGTAAGAAATGCTGATGATGGTGTGCAAATTATGGAACAGATTTTACCATATTTTGGACCCGAATGGACTAATAGTATAAATTTGATTCCTGAGATGGGTATCAAGATGGACATACCTACTATATTGACAGGTATGAGTATAGAAGATACATATGAAGGCGATTATGAAAACCGCAGAGCTTTAGTTCAAACATTTAATTTTACTATGAAGTGTTGGTTCTTTGGTCCGGTTCGTAATTCTGGTTCTGATGGTTTGATCAAACGGTCGATTATCAATATTAGTGCTATGGATTTAAAACCTAAAGCTAATACTTTGTATGGTATAACTATTGATATCACAGATGAAGAAATTGAAAAGGTTCTTATCAACTCTAGAGTGACAGTTCAACCAGGTCTTTATGCGAATGGTGTTGGTACTACAAATAGTGCAGCATCTATAAATCCAAATCTCATACAAGCAAATTCTGCTTGGAAATATGCACCTAATACATTTTTCTATCCTAGTGGTGTGAAATATGATCCAATAACAGGTCAGGATTCTTAAAATGAGCAGTTTACATGATGCTTTAAATCTACCAGAAGTTCAAAAAAAAGAAACTCTGCCAGCAGTAATAGATCAGAATGAAAATTCTGATGATCTGGAAATAGATTACAAAGAGGCACGAAGCAATCTAAAAGATGTTATAGGTAAGGGTAAAGAAGCCCTTGAGAATCTTTTGACAATGGCAAAAGACCTTGACTCACCTCGTGCATATGAGGTTGTCGGACAGCTTATCAAGACTATATCTGATGTTAATAAAGATTTGCTTGATATTCATAAGCGTAATAAAGATATCAGAGGCGAAGCCGCAGGCCCTAGCACAGTGGTGAATAATGCAGTATTCATAGGTAGCACAGCTGATCTGCAAGCAATCATAAACAGTCGCAAGGAAGATATCATAGACGGGCAAGCTTCTGATGTCTGATAATTATCTGGGCAATCCTACACTAAAGAAAGCTGGGGTTAAAATAAACTTCACGGAAGATCAAATTCGTGAATATCATAAGTGTGCTACAGATCCTGAATACTTTATTGAAAATTATATGAAGATTGTCAGCGTTGACCGCGGTTTGATAAACTTTGGTTTATATCAATATCAGCGCAAGATGGTTCGAACATTTAAAGATAATAGATTTTCCATCTGCAAGATGCCTCGTCAGTCTGGTAAATCGACGACGGTTACTGGATATATGCTGTGGTTGATACTGTTTCATGATAATCAAAGCATCGCCATTCTAGCCAACAAAGGCAGTCTTGCGCGAGACATGCTTTCCAAAATTCAGCTTGCATATGAACATATACCAAAGTGGATGCAGCAAGGTATTGTCATATGGAACAAAGGCAATATTGAACTTGAAAACGGTTCAAAGATATTAGCATCTGCAACTTCAGCTAGCGCGATTCGCGGTGGGTCATATAACCTGATCTTTCTTGACGAATTTGCATTCGTACCACGTAATATCGCTGAAGAATTTTTTGCATCTGTTTATCCTACGATTAGCTCTGGTAAGACTTCTAAGATCATAGTCGTATCGACACCTAACGGTCTGAATCATTATTATAAGATGTGGGTTGATGCGACTGAGAAACGTAGCGAATATGTGCCAATTGAAGTGCATTGGCGCGATACACCAGGTCGTGATGATAAGTGGCGCGAACAGACTATTCGTAATACCAGCGAAGAACAATTCAAGCAAGAATTTGAAACTGAGTTTCTTGGTAGTACACTCACCCTTATCTCCGGTTCAAAGCTTAGGTCTATGGCCTTTAAGAATGTAACCAGAGATGGTTGGGGTGTTGATATCTATCATCAGCCTGAATATAAGCATACCTATGCTATCATGGTCGATACTGGTCATGGTGTTGGTCTTGACTATTCCGCTTTTAGTATAATAGATGTGACACAGGCTCCATATAGACTTGTTGCAAAATATAAAAACAATAATGTAGTTCCATCATTTTATCCAGAAATTATTGCCAGATATGCTAAGGCCTATAATAATGCTTATATCTTGGTAGAAACTAATGATGTAGGTAAAACAATCGCGGAAGTTTTACATCGTGATCTTGAGTGTGATAACGTATTATCCACTACACAAATGGGTCGTGGTGGTCAACAGCTTAGTGCCGGATTCTCAGGTAGATCACAATTAGGCGTTACCACTTCAAGATTTGTGAAAGCTGTTGGTTGTGCTAATTTAAAAGAATTAATCGAAGGTGATAAGCTTATCATCGAAGATTTTGATACTATTGAAGAACTTTCAAATTTTGTATCAAAAGGTAATTCTTTTGAGGCTGAAGAAGGTTATAATGATGATCTTGTGATGACATTGGTTTTATTTGGTTGGCTAACAAAGCAACTTTTCTTTAAAGAACTAACTGATATAGATATTAGACACCGTATAGCTGAAGAAAAGCTACGGGAGATGGATGAAGATTTGTTGCCGGCAGGTTTTTATGATGACGGTACAATGGATGACCCGATGTCTTTAGATGGATCATCGGATGATGGTGAATGGTTTGATCGTTGGGCCCGCGTGTAATGGCTTTTTTATAAATATCGACGATGGAAAGACATCAAACACCTTAGGAGGTAATGATCATGCCATTTCAAGTTTCTCCCGGCGTGAACGTCAGCGAAATCGATCTAACTACGATCGTCCCTGCTGTTAGCACAACAGAAGGTGGTATTGCTGGACATTTTAATTGGGGCCCCGTTCAAAAAAGGGTCTTGATTGAATCTGAAGATGTTCTAGTTAGTCAGTATGGAAAGCCAAATGCTAACACAGCCGCAGACTTTTTCACGGCAGCTAGTTTTCTAGGTTACGGTAATAAGCTGTACGTCGTGCGCGTCATTAATGAAGCTGGTACGACAAGCAGCGGCCGTAATGCTATTACCACATCATCAAATACTCAAAATACAATAATCAAAAATGATGATGATTATCAAGCAAATTATTCATCAGGTATTACTGGTGTTGGGCACTGGGTTGCCAAATATCCAGGTGCTAAAGGAAATGCCCTTCGCATTTCCGTCTGTCCGACAACAAATGCTTGGTCAAGCGTGCTCACTGGAACTTTGACTTTTACGAATAATTCTACAACTGTCTCTGGTTCTGGCACATCATTCTCATCACAAATTCGTGTGGGTGATATTCTATTAGCTGGTCCTGATAAGACTGAGGTCATAGTTTCATCTGTTTCTAATGGTACATCTCTTACATTGCGTAACAAATATGTTGGAAATACCGCGACTGGTCAAACAACAACTCGTCGTTGGGAATTTTACAATTATTTTGATTCAGCTCCTGGTACTTCAGATTTTGCTCGCTTGAGAGGCGGGTCAAATGATGAAATGCATATCGTTGTTGCCGACGAAACTGGGGTTTGGTCAGGCGCAGCAAATACTGTGCTTGAGCGATTCTCAAATGTGTCAAAAGCATCAGATGCAATTTCCGAAGATGGTAATGCCTTGTATTATAAGACGGTAATCAATGATCGTTCTTCATATGCTTGGTGGACAGCCAATCTAACTGGTGTTACCAGCATAGGTAATTTGGCAAGTGGTACGAATTTTGGTCTTGGCTCTCAAGGTCTCCCAATCAATAATTCATTTGTTCTTGGACGTGATGGAGCATCACCTCGCTCGGCCGATTATATCAACGGTTATAACAAATTCAATAATCCTGAAGAAGTTGATGTATCGCTAATTCTTGGTGGTGACGGTAATTTGACTAAGGCCGTGCATCTTATCAATAATATCGCCGAAGTTCGTAAAGACTGTATCGCAGTTATTTCACCTCGTCGTTCAGACGTAGTAAATAATTCGGGATATGTTGGTAAAGATGTTGATGATACCATCTCATATCGCAACAGCCTACCGTCATCTTCTTATGCGGTTCTTGATAGCGGTTACAAATACATCTATGACAAATATAATGACATCTATCGTTATGTACCGCTAAATGGTGACACAGCAGGTCTGATGGTTCGTACCGATAACGAGCGTGATCCCTGGTTCTCACCTGCTGGATTTAATCGCGGTCAGGTCAAGAACGTGATCAAGCTTGCGACAAATCCAACAAAGGGTCAACGTGATCAGCTGTATAAGAGCGGCATCAATCCTGTTGTAACATTCCCTGGTCAAGGCACAGTGCTATTTGGTGATAAGACTCTTCTTGCGAAGCCGTCTGCATTTGACCGCGTCAATGTTCGCAGATTGTTTATAGTTCTTGAGAAGGCGATTGCTACAGCAGCCAAATTTACGCTGTTTGAGTTCAATGATGAATTTACTCGCGCTCAGTTCCGTAATTTGGTTGAGCCGTTCCTACGTGACGTTCAAGGACGTCGTGGGATCTATGATTTCCGTGTGGTCTGTGATGAATCTAACAATACCCCTGAAGTAATTGACCGTAACGAGTTTGTTGGTGACATTTATGTGAAGCCAGCTCGCTCGATCAATTTCATCCAGTTGAACTTTGTTGCCGTCCGCACCGGCGTCGAGTTCTCTGAAATTGTTGGCAACTTCTAAGGCGCGGGCAAAGGAGAGTTAAGAGATGGCCTTCAATATTTCAGAGTTTGCTTCGGCAGGGTTACCACTTGGTGGTGCCCGTCCGTCGCTCTTTAATGTTATTATCGATACGCCTTCTGGTGTTCCTAATGTAGGAGCTCGTGTTGCTTTCACATGCCGTGCTGCTCAGATTCCATCTAGCACATTGACAGTGATCGAACCCGCATATTATGGTAGACGTATCAAAGTTGCTGGAACGCGCACCTTTCCGAACTGGAGAGTGGAAATTCTCAATGATGAAGATTTCCAAGTTCGTCAAGCAATGGAAGTATGGAGCAATGAGATCAATCGCCACCAAGCTAACTTGCGTGCGCCACAGCTCTCAACAACAGCTTCATATCGCACTACAGCTACTGTGACACAGTTTGCTAAGACTGGCGAATCAATCCGCACATATAGATTTGTCAATATTTTCCCAGTAGATATTGGAGCAATCGATCTATCTTGGGAAAATGGGGACCAGATCGAAACGTTCGGTGTGGAATTTGCTTATGACTACTGGGATCTAGTTAACCCAGGTACAACTGGTACGCTGACAGTATAATAGCTACAGTCAGCGGAACTTACGATAGGTCCGCTAAATATGGCGGACCTATTTTTTTTGAGGGATTCTCATGGCTATAGAGCTATTTGGCTTCCGTATCGGCAAGGCTGACGAAGACGCCAAAAGGGCTGTACAGATCCCGTCATTCGTTCCGGAACAGAAGGATGACGGCGCGGTTGAAATCGCACCTGGCGGCGCTTACGGAACATTTGTTGATTTAGAAGGCACTGCTAAAAGCGAGGCCGAGCTTATTACTCGCTATCGCGAAATGTCTATGAATCCAGAAGTTGAAGCTGCTGTAGATGACATTGTCAATGAAGCATTAGTTACCGATCAAGATGCTTCTGTTGTTCGTCTTTCTATGGATGATCTCAAACAACCCACACGTATTAAGAAACGTATAGAAGAAGAATTTGAAGAAATTCTTGAGCTATTAGATTTTTCAAATATTTGTTATGAGATATTCCGTCGTTGGTATGTTGATGGTCGTCTTTATTATCATATCATGATTGACGTAGCTAAACCTCGTGATGGTATTAAAGAGCTACGTTATGTTGATCCGCGCCGTATTCGCAAGGTTCGCGTACCTCAGAAAAAAGAAAATGGCGATGCGACTAAGGATAAGAATCCCACAGTTCCTGCCTATTCAGAATATTATTTGTATAATCCTGCAGGCCTTGCAGGTGCAGCATATTCACAAGGCATCAAGATTTCACCTGATTCAATCTGCTATGTAAATTCAGGTATACTTGATAATCGCAATCGTATGGTGCTATCACATCTGCATAAAGCTATCAAGCCTCTTAATCAGACACGCATGTTAGAAGATGCGGTTGTGATCTATCGCCTAAGTCGCGCACCTGAACGTCGCATATTCTATATTGACGTAGGTAATCTACCTAAGCCTAAAGCTGAGCAATATTTGCGTGATATGATGATTCGTCATAAGAATCGTTTGGTATATGATGCATCGACAGGTGAGGTTCGTGACGACCGCAAATTCATGACCATGCTTGAAGATTTCTGGTTGCCTCGCCGTGAAGGTGCCCGTGGTACAGAAATTACTACATTGCCTGGTGGTCAAAATCTTGGTGAAATGGCAGATGTTGATTATTTCAGAAAGAAATTATATCAATCATTGTCAGTACCGATTTCACGTCTTGAGCCAGATGGTCAATTTAGCTTAGGACGCTCAAATGAAATTACCAGAGATGAAGTAAAATTCTCTCGTTTCATTGGTCGTCTCCGTCATCGTTTTACAATGCTATTTGATCATCTCATGGAAATTCAGCTTGCGCTTAAAGGTGTGATGTCACGCGAAGAATGGCGTGAGATGCGGTCATATATCAAATATGATTTCCAGAAAGACAATTATTTTTCAGAGCTAAAAGATCAAGAGGTGTTGACATCTCGCCTACAGCTGCTGAATACAATATCACCTTATATTAATCAATTCTATACAAAAGAATGGGTGCAGAAAAACGTTCTTCGATTTACTGATGAAGAAATTGAAGAAATGGAATCTGAAATGCAAGAAGCTTCGGCCGATGAAATGGATCAAGCAATTCAGGCTAAGAAAACTGAACCTGAACAGATGCTAGATGAACCTGATCAGAAAAATGAATCAAGTAATAAACCATTGTCTGATGAAGAAAAAATGTTGATAGAATCTATGACTAAAGCTATAGAAATACTAAATGAGGGAGACCCTATAGATATAACTAAGATAGGCACATATGATGCTGAAGATACATTAAATACGTCTAATAGGTCAAGGGGTTAAGATAGTGACTCTTTCCATAGAAGCAGCTAAAATACTTGCGGCCGCATTAAAGGCTGCTCAAAATGAAGCCGACAAAGTTGAAAATAAGCTGCTTGAGGAAATTCGCAAGATACCTCAAGGACCTGAAGGGCCTCAGGGTCCATCTGGTGGGCCCGCTGGTCCTAAAGGTGATCGTGGTCTTCCTGGTATTCCTGGTCCAGTAGGAGCGCAAGGTCCTAAAGGAGAAAAAGGCGAAAAGGGTGATATTGGTCCTGCAGGTCCACAAGGCGAAAAGGGTGATCGCGGTCCAGTAGGTCCAGTAGGTCCTCAAGGCCCTGCGGGAGACGTGTCTTCTGTTGAAGAAAAACTTACTAACAAATTTGATGAACTTTCACAGAGAGTTAGCTCACAAGCAACTCGTCTTGCATTAGCAGCAAAGCATGGTGGATCTGGTGAGACAAAATTAAATCGTCTTGATGATGTTGATATCAATTCTGTTGATGCTGCTACAGACGGGCAAGCTTTAGTATGGAATGAGACTCTAGGTAAATGGCAAGCTAATACAATAGTTGGTGGTGGTGGCGGTGGTGGGGCCACTAATAATTTTACCACTACTATTCAGACACGTGCTATTATTCCTTCATCAAATAATACTTTCAATATTGGTTCACCTGGGCGTAGATATGCAAATCTGTATCTAAGTGGTAGCACTATATTTTTAGGAAATACTGTTCTAAAATCTAGTGCAACAGGACAGCTTAAGGTTATCACGCAATCAGGCCAAACAGAAACTTTGGTATCAAATGCATATCTTACTGACACATATGCTAGTAAAGCTTATGCAGCATCTAACACATATGTTAAGCAGATTTTGGCTAATACAAATCTTGCGATTGCAAATGTTAAAGGTAATTTAACTAGCACTAATACTGCACTGCGTACTTTAATCTCTGATAGATTACAAGTTTCTAATGCGGCTGCAACATATCAGACAAAAGCTGTAGAGCGTGCTGCTCTTGCCAACACCAATGCTGCAATTAAAACTAGATTGCAAGTTGCTAATGCAGTTGCAACATATCAAACAATAAGCCAATCAAAACTTGATTTAGCAAATACAAATGCATATATCGCATCAATAGTATCTGGGGGCGGCGGTGTATCTGTAGGTACATTTAATGCGGCGTTAGCTAATACAAACCTTGCTATTGGGCGCCTTAATACAAATCTGACTGGCACAAATACTGCTATCAGAACATTGGTTGCAGACCGTTTGCAGGTAGCTAACGCAAATGCAAAATTTGCTACTAAAGCTTATGCCGCTTCTAATACCTATGTAAAGCAAATCCTTGCTAATACCAATGCATATATTGCATCTGTATCAGCAGGTGGTGGCGGCGTTTCTAATGCAACATTCAATGCGGCTTTAGCTAATACTAATATTGCAATTAAAGATAGATTACAAGTTGCTAATGCAAATGCCAAATTTGCAACAAAAGCTTATGCTGCATCTAACACATATGTTAAACAGATTCTAGCAAATACCAATGCATATATCGCATCAGTATCATCAGGTAGTGGTGGGCTTGCTAATACTAATCTTGCTATTAGTAACTTAAATACAAATCTTACTGGTACTAATACCGCATTACGTACTTTGATATCAGATAGATTGCAAGTGGCTAATGCTGCTGCAACCTATGAAACAAAAGCTACGGCCAATGCTCGTCTTGCAAATACCAACATTGCAATTAAGAATAGATTACAAGTTGCTAATGCAGTTGCGACATATCAAACCATAAATCAAGCAAAACTTGATTTAGCAAATACAAATGCATATATCGCATCTATTGTTTCAGGTGGTGGTGGTGTATCTGTAGGTACATTTAATGCTGCATTAGCTAATACTAATCAAGCTATAACAAATGTCAAAACAAATCTAACTGGTACCAATACTGCACTTCGTACTTTGATATCAGATAGATTGCAAGTATCTAATGCGGATGCCAAATTTGCTACCAAATCATATGCGGCTTCTAACACCTATGTAAAGCAGATCCTGGCTAATACAAATGCATATATCGCATCGGTATCAGCAGGTGGCGGCGGTGTTTCTAATACAACATTTAATGCGACCTTAGCTAATACAAATCTTGCGATTACTAATGTCAAGACAGGTTTGACTTCTACCAATACTGCACTTCGTATTTTGATATCAGATAGATTGCAAGTGGCTAATGCCGCTGCAATATATCAAACAAAAGCAATTGAACGAGCCGCTCTTGCTAATACCAATTCTTATATTGCGACTAGAGCAACATGGTCTGCTTTAACTAGCACCAATACATCTATTCGTCAATATGTTGATTCATCTGTATCTGCATTAGTCAATTCTGCTCCTACAACTTTAAATACCTTAAAAGAATTGGCAATTGCTTTAGGTAATGATTCTAATTTTTCTACTACGATCACAACTTCAATTGGTTTAAAAGCATCTAATACATATGTAAAACAGATTCTTGCAAATACTAATCAATCAATTATTAATATTCGTAGCAATATTCAATCTACAAATACGTCTTTACGTACTTTGATTGCTGATAGATTGCAAGTTACTAATGCAGATGCTAAATTTGCAACAAAAGCATATGCAGCATCTAATGCATATGTCAAACAAATTCTTGCGAATACTAATGCTTATATTGCTTCTGTTGTAGCTAGTGGTGGTGGAGTATCCGAGGGTACATTTAAATCTGCGCTGGCCAATACAAATCTTGCTATTGGTAATTTGAATACAAATCTGACAGGTACCAATACTGCACTCCGCATACTAATTGCGGATAGATTGCAAGTATCAAATGCTGCTGCTACCTATGAAACAAAGGTATTGGCCAATTCACGTCTTGCAAATACTAATTTATCAATTACCAATGTCAAAACTAATCTGACAGGTACAAATACAGCTCTACGTGGTTTGATTTCAGATAGACTTCAAGTTGCTAATGCGGCTGCAACCTATGAAACAAAAGTTACGGCTAATTCACGTCTTGCTAATACCAATTCTTATATTGCGACTAGAGCAACATGGTCTGCATTGACCAGCACCAATACGTCTATTCGTCAATATGTTGATTCATCAATATCAGCTTTGGTAAATTCAGCACCAACAACCCTGAATACATTATCAGAGCTTGCTAATGCTTTAGCTAATAATGCCAATTTCTCAACAAGTATCACAAGTCTAATTGGTACTAAGGCTGCTAATTCTTATGTCAATCAGATATTAGCAAATACCAATTCTTATATTGCATCTAAAGCATCTTGGTCATCATTGACTGGTACCAATACTGCACTTCGTATTTTGATTTCAGATAGATTGCAGGTTTCCAATGCTGCCGCAACCTATGAGACAAAAGTTACAGCCAATTCACGTCTGGCCAATACAAATCTTGCGATTGGTAATCTAAATGGTAATCTAACAGGTACAAATACAGCTCTACGTGGTTTGATTTCTGACCGTCTGCAAGTTGCCAATGCTGCTGCAACTTATGAAACTAAGACAATTTCTAACTCACGTCTTGCGAATACTAATCTTGCGATTGGTAATCTGAACACAAATCTAACTGGTACCAATACTTCACTTCGTGCATTGATTTCAAATAGATTGCAAGTGACTAATGCGGCTGCAACCTATGAAACAAAAGTTACATCAGATTCCCGTCTTGCAAATACCAATTCATTCATCAAAAGCCAACTTGCTAATACTAATCTTGCAATTAACAATACCAAAAATAATCTATCATCGACCAATACGGCTCTACGCTTATTGATTGCAGATAGATTGCAAGTTGCCAATGCGGATAATTTGTATCAATCAAAATCGACTGAACGTGCCGCACTTGCTAATACCAATTTAGCAATTAACAATCTAAACAATAATCTGACTGGTACAAATACAGCTTTACGCACTTTAATTCGTGATCGTTTACAAATTGCTAATGCAGATGCTAAATTTGCAACGAAAGCTTATGCTGCATCTAACACTTATGTTAAGCAAATTCTTGCCAATACAAATGCTTATATTGCATCTGTTGCATCAGGTACTGGATTTGTATCTAATGCAACATTTAATTCGGCTTTAGCTAATACCAATCAATCAATCATAAATGTCAAAACCAATTTGACATCAACCAATACTGCACTTCGCACGTTGATTGCTGATAGATTACAGGTTGCTAATGCATCCGCGATTTATCAGACTAAAGTTATTGAACGTGCTGCTCTTGCAAATACCAATCAAGCAATTGGTAATGTCAAGACTAATCTGACATCAACCAACACTGCACTTCGCACGTTAATTGATGACCGTCTGCAAGTTGCCAATGCCGTTGCTACGTATGAAACAAAATCTACGGCAAATGCTCGTCTAGCAAATACAAATTCTTTCATTAAGAGTCAGCTTGCTAATACCAATACAAGAATAACAAATGAAGCAAGCCGAATTACTTTAGTTAATAGCAATCTGACTGGCACCAACACTGCACTTCGCACGTTAATTGATGACCGTCTGCAAGTTGCCAATGCAGTTGCGACATATGAAACCAAATCAACTGCAAATGCTCGTTTGGCCAATACCAATCAAGCAATCACAAATGTCAAGAATAATTTGACATCAACCAATACTGCACTTCGCACGCTGATATCTGACCGTCTGCAAGTTGCCAATGCAGTTGCGACATATGAAACCAAATCAACTGCAAATGCTCGTTTGGCTAATACAAATCTTGCGATTGGTAACCTGAATACAAATCTAACTGGCACCAATACTGCGCTTCGCACATTAATCGCGGATAGACTGCAAATTTCTAATGCGAATGCTAAATTTGCAACAAAGGCATATGCAGCAGCTAACACATATGTCAATACAAATTTCCTGAGTAAAACAACAAGTTCAGCACAATCTATTGCTGGTAATGTTAATTTCTCAGCAAATGTAACAATAGCAGGCAAATTAGTTGTTACAGGAAATACAACATTTAATCGGTTAATAACAATAACCACAGATGATGGTCTTTTGCATCTTGCCGCAAATAGTGTAACAGATAATCTAGATATTGGTTTCTTTGGCCACTATGGTAACGGCAGACATGCAGGTTTCTTTAGAGATTCTGGAACTAAAGAATTCCATCTATTTGGTGAATATGATTTTGAACCAAATACAAATATAGTAATTGCAGATTCATCATTTAAACTTGCAAATCTTAACATGAATGTGTTAAGAACACCAAAGATTGTAATAAATGGAAATGATCTTGAAGGTCGCTATGCACAGAATGCTGCTACAAGATTATTAATAAATGATAGATTACAAGTTGCTAATGCAGTTGCAATTTATCAAACAAAAGCGGTAGAACGTGCGGCCTTAGCTAATACCAACTCTTTCATCAAGAGTCAATTGGCTAATACTAATCAAGCTATAACAAATGTCAAGACCGGTCTAACATCAACCAATACTGCACTTCGTATTTTAATTGATGATAGGTTACAGGTTGCTAATGCTGCTGCGACATACCAGACCAAAGCTATAGAACGGGCAGCTTTAGCCAATACAAATCAAGCTATAACAAATGTCAAGACCGGTCTAACATCAACCAATACTGCACTTCGTACTTTGATTTCAGATAGATTACAAGTTGCTAATGCAGTTGCAATTTATCAAACAAAAGCGGTAGAACGTGCGGCCTTAGCTAATACTAATCAGGCAATCACAAATGTCAAGACAGGTCTGACTTCTACTAATACTGCACTTCGAACATTGATTGCGGATAGATTACAGGTTGCTAATGCTGCTGCGATATATCAGACAAAAGTAATAGAACGTGCGGCCTTAGCAAACACAAATCTTGCTATTGGTAGACTTAATACAAATCTGACAGGAACCAATACCGCACTTCGCACTTTGATTTCAGATAGATTACAAGTTGCTAATGCTGCCACAATCTATCAAACAAAGGCAGTAGAACGTGCGGCCTTAGCTAATACCAATTCTTTCATTAAAAGCCAATTAGCTAATACAAATCTTGCCATTACAAATGTCAAGACAGGTTTGACTTCTACCAATACAGCACTTCGCACATTGATTGCGGATAGATTGCAGGTTGCTAATGCTGTCGCAACATATGAAACTAAAACTTCAGCAAATGCACGGCTAGCTAATACAAATACATCTATAGAAAATGCTAAAAATAACTTAACATCAACCAATACAGCACTTCGCACATTGATTGCGGATAGATTGCAGATTGCTAATGCTGTCGCAACATATGAAACTAAGTCAACTGCAAATGCACGTCTAGCAAATACAAATCTTGCTATCACAAATGTTAGAACCAATCTACTAGCAACCAATACTGCAATTCGTTCATTGATTGATGATAAATTGCAAGTAGCTAACGCTGCTACATTATATGTCACAAAAATCAATCCTACAACTTCAGGACTTCTAGCCCATAGCGGAAGGGCCACAGTAACCACTAGCTTTAGAGTTTCAGGTAATTCAGTCTTTGGTGCCGCAGCTAAGACCATGGTAGTAAATGGTCGTTTAAATGCTAACGGTTCTCAAAATATCAAAGATAATTTGTATGTCTTTGGTAATACTGTTCTTGGTGATCCGGCAAATACCGCAGAACGCACGATTATCAATGGAACATTGTATGCTAATTGCAATATAATTCATACCGGTAATACAACTTTAGGCGGTACTGGTAAGACATTAACAACGTCAGGATTGCTTGCACATTCAGGTCGTGCAACTATTGGTACAAGCTTGGCAGTAACAGGCAATAGCGTCCTTGGTACAGCTTTAAAGAAAACAATTGTTAATGGAATTTTAGCAGCTAATGGTAATCTGACCGTATCTGGCAATACAACACTTGGTGCTGCTGCTAAGACAACTGATATCACTGGTCTGCTAACTGTTACTGGCCGTCAGACTATTGATAATAATCTGACGGTATCTGGTAATACAACACTTGGTGCTGCTGCTAAGACAATCACAACCACAGGTTTATTATCTCATACTGGACGTGCTACAATTAGCACCAATCTGACAGTATCAGGTAATACAACATTTAATGGTGGTATTACAGCATCAGGCGCTACAAGCATTAATATTAATCCTAATGCTGCGGTTCTTATAACAACAACAGCGGGCCAAGTAACTATGGGTCGAGCTGGTGTATCTACAATTATCGGTGGTACAATAGCTGCAACACTGCAAACAATATCTCAAAATTTAACGGTTTCTGGTAACACCACATTTGGTGCTGCTGCTAAAACAACTGGTATTACCGGTCTGCTAACTGTTACGGGTCGTCAGACTATTGATAATAATCTGACGGTATCTGGCAATACAACACTTGGTGGTGCCGCTAAGACAATTATATCAACTGGATTAATTTCTCATACCGGTCGAGCAGCAATTAGTCAAAACTTGTATGTCTCAGGTAACACAGTTCTTGGTGATCCTAATGCGACCGCAGAAAGAACAACAATCAATGGCACACTATTTGCCAATTCAAATCTAACGGTATCCGGCAATACAGTTCTTGGTTCTGCCGTTACAAATACACTGACAATAACAGGTAATACTGTAGCTATCACACCTGCTGTGCTAAACTTCAGTAGCGGCAAGCTATTCATTCAGAAAAATGCAAGCCGAATTGGTGTGAATACTGTGACACCAAACACAACGCTTGATGTTGCAGGTATTATCCGTTCATCTACTGGTGGATTCCGTTATCCAGATGGTGCAACCACTGTTGCACCAATATACATATATGATTCTACTGGTGCTCAAGTTTATCCATGATATGAGGTATAAAATGTTTAGATTATTGATTTTGGGTTTGATGTTTACAATGTGTTTTGTAAATGCACAAGCTTCACAATATCAGCATTTTGGTCAAAGACCATTAAGAATAGTGGTGCCCTTTAATGCTGGTGGATATGCAGATGTATTAGCGCGTATTATAGCTGAAGGTATTTCTACTGAGATAAAGCAATCAGTTATTGTTGAAAATCGACCCGGTGGATTTGTTGCTGTAGGCGCGCAGTATATGATAAATCAACCATCAGATGGCCATACAATGATGTTAGCTGGAAATGGTGTGACTGCGGTTCGAAGATTCAATCCAGATTTAACACTTGACTTGTTGAGAGAAGTTACCATAGCAAGTGTTGTTGTTAAAACACCATTAGTCACAGTTGCATCAAGATCATCAAATATAACTAATGCACGTCAATATATCGATAGAATTAGAGGTGCACCAGAATCTCTTTCATTTGTTTCGATAGGTGGCGGCGGCATAGCTGGTATGGGTGTCTTGGTATTTCTAGATGGCATTGGTGGTCGAATGCTTAACGTACCATATACAGGTTTAGCTCCAGCCATAGTAGATTTCACCGCTGGTAGAATTGATATAATGTCTGTTGAGGTTCCTAGTGCTAGACAGCTGGTCGATGCTGGTGGTCAAGCTTTAATGATTAGCTCAGGTAATCGCAGATCATCATTTCCAGACATTCCTACATGGAAAGAATTGGGTGTCAATGATGAATTTTATGCATTTCAAGCTTTTTGGGTTAAGTCAAATACACCAAGACCTATACGAGAAGAACTCAATAGAATTGTAATGTCATCCATAAATTCAACTGAGATTCGTAAAAAACTTGAAACACTTGGTATTGAACCTCAAGATATATTAAATGTTTCTTTACAAGAACATGAGTCATTGATTAATAGTGAAATTAGAAGATGGCCTTCTATTCGATGACTTTTATTATAAATATGGCATTAAGTTAAACATAGGAGCATATTGTAATGTCTCTTGATTCTATACGTGACGCAGTAGATAGCCTTCGTAGTGGCAATCCAGTAGAATTTTCTCAGACCATCAAAAGCATCTTGATGGATAAACTGGTTAATAGAATGGATGTTGAAAAGGTTAGCGTCGCTTCGCAAATGTTCGGTGATGTTGCTCCTGATGCACAATCATCGGAGGCGACAAATGGCGAAAACTCTTAAAGATATTAGAGAAAAGGCGCTTCGCCTACGTGAAGGCGCTGGCGCATATGTCGCCACTGTTCAAGCTAAGAAGCGCACATATCGTTCTGATACTTCGGTAGATGACGATGAATCTGGTTCTCTTGAACCCAAGGCTGCTGGTGAAAAGGCCTTCAAGGCCATGCATACATCAACCACGACAGACTTTGGTGACCAAGATAATAATAAGAACCAAGCAGATACTAAGACACGCATCAATCATCGTGCAGGCGATGAACCCAAAGTTGGTGATCGTGAAAAGGTAACTCAGGGCACCTCTACTGTTAAAGGTCCTGAGTTAGGTTCTTACACAAAGCAGACACCAACAAACTATGCTGATAAGCGCGGTGGTGAGACATCACCAGTTCGCACTTCACCATCAGCGGTTGCTCCGTTTGCTGAAAAGACACCTAGAGTATCAATCAAGCAATTCCGCGAATCAATGCAATTTGGGATTCTTCGTATTGTAGAATCTCGCATTGGAGGCCGCGTAATTTTTGAAGATGGTCATGTTGATGTGGCTGATACAATTGCTGAAAAGCTAGCTGAAGTATATTCGCTGCTTGAAGATGAAAATGCTAAGAAATTTATTGAGATTGGTTCATCTAGCGCAGAAGGTCTCCGCGAGCTAATCGATTTTGCATTTAGCATTGACGCCCAGGAGTCAGAAGATGGCCATTGATCGCGTAGTCAATAAAGGAGTTAAGGGTGGTTATGTCACCGGTAATTTTTCTGCCGGTGGCTATATCGCTCTAAACAGTTCCAATGCTGTTGTAGCTGCTAACTCAGCAGGTGAAACAGTTCAAGAAATGGCAATTTCAGTGGTCTCTTGGTCGGCTGCAAATGGTGTAACATTTAATATCAAGCGCGGTGCCAACAATGTATTAAATCTTGCATTAACTGGCACAATGGATTTTCAAGCTGCTGGTATTGGTCTTGAGACAGGCGGCGAAGCTTCGGCAAATGTTGTAGTGACTAGAGCAGGTACTGGTCCTGCTTCCTTGGTAATTAAATTACACAAACGGCCGGTTATTGCCGGCGGTTCATCTTACTAAGGAATAACTTCAATGAAACTCATATGCGAAGTCAATGAAGAATTGAAAGTCATCACCGAGGCTAATGAGCGCGGTGGACGCAGTTATTTCATTGAAGGCGTGTTTATGCAGGCCGAACAAAAGAACCGTAATAATCGCTCATATCCAAAGCACATCATGGAGCGCGAAGTTAATCGATATGTTGATGAACATATCAAACAAAATCGTGCTTATGGTGAGCTTGGTCACCCATCAGGACCAACCATCAATCTTGAGCGTGTATCACACATGATCAAAGAATTGCGCGAAGATGGAAATAATTACATTGGTCGTGCCAAGATCATGGATACACCATATGGTAATATTGTCAAGAATCTTATGGATGAAGGTGCTCGTCTTGGGGTATCTACTCGTGGTATGGGTTCTTTAAAGGAACGTAACGGTTGCATGGAAGTTCAAGATGACTTTCATCTAGCAACAGCTGCGGATATTGTCGCTGACCCTTCCGCTCCAGATGCATTTGTACATGGTGTTATGGAAGGTAAAGAATGGGTTTGGGATAATGGAATTTTGAAAGAAGTCGACATTGCTGGTTATAAGACTCGCATAAACGAAGCTTCTCGTTCACGTCGCACCGAATCGGAAGTGCTAAACGTGTTCCGCGATTTTATTACCAAGCTTTAAATAACCACATTTTATAAATATCACAAGATCATCATCTAAGTCCCAAGGGAGACAGGAAATGAACGAAAGAAAGCAGATCGACGAGGTGGATGCCACTGGCGCTCACGTTCCCGATGCAGTTGGTAACAAAGTTACACCTCCCGGTGGCGATAAGGGTGGTGAGCATGGTATCATCCGCACATCACCAACTTCTGTTGACCCTGCGTCACGTTCAGCGATGGTTTCAGCCATCGTGAATACAGTGACAAAGATGAAGAAGGGTGACCTTAAGGCAACATATGCTAAAGTGATGGGTCTACCTGACGGTGAACATTCTGCTCCTTTGCAGGGTACATCAAAGATTGCTCAACCACCTCGCGTAACATCAGAAGACCTAGATATCGCTGATGACGTTCGCGCTATCTTTGAAGGCGCTGAAGTTTCAGAAGATTTCAAGAACAAGGTTTCTGATATCTTCCAGACAGCTCTTGTTTCTAAGATCAATGAGAAGCTGGAAGAAATGGCATCTATTCATGAGGCCGAAATCGAAGAAGCTGTTGATTCCCGCGTAACACAGGTTGTGGAAGAGCTTGACTCTTATCTTGACCACGTTGTTGAGCAGTGGATGGACGAAAATAAGCTGGCCGTTGAAACTGGCCTGCGTTCTGAAATCGTAAATTCATTCATGTCAGGTCTTCGCAATCTCTTTAGCGAACACTACATCGACGTGCCGGAAGGTAAGGAAGATGTGGTTGAGCAACTAGCTGCTCAAGTTGAAGAATTGACGGATGCGCTGAATAGCGAAATTGAAAAGTCAGTTGAGCTTCGTGCAGAAAATGAAGCTCTAGTTTGTGGTGCGCTGATCGCGGAAGCGACAGAAGGTTTAACAGATGTTCAGGCCGAAAAGCTGCGTAAGCTCGCTGAGTCTGTTGAATTTAACGATGTTGAGTCATTCTCATCTAAGCTACAAGACCTCCGTGAAGGCTACTTCCCGTCAGGCCGTAAGGCTGCTCTGAAGTCAGTTCTCACAGAGTCTGCTCTTGATTCTGATCCCATTGAAAATATCAATGAGCAGACTTCAGGGCCGATGTCCGCTTATGTCTCAGCAATCTCACGCACCGTTAAAAAGTTCTGATCGGCTAAATAGCCAATATTCCTAGGAAAGGGAACTACCATGAATACAGAGTCTCTGATCCAGAAGTGGGGCGCGGTCATCGACCATGGTGACCTCCCCTCCGTTAAGGATTCACATAAGCGTGCCGTGCTGGCTCAGCTCTTGGAAAACCAAGAGTCTGATTCACGCCAGCAAGCGATTGGCTCAGGCGGCTATCGCGCGCCTGGTCTGCTAGGTGAAGCTGCTCCCGCGAATGCGATGGGTGCTTCTTCTTCAGTAGCTTCAGCAGGTAATATCGATATCTTCGATCCAGTGCTTATCTCACTGGTTCGTCGTTCGATGCCAAACCTGATTGCCTATGATATCTGCGGCGTGCAGCCAATGACTGGCCCAACAGGTCTGATCTTCGCTCTGCGCTCACGTTATACATCTCAGGATGGTACAGAAGCGCTGTTCAATGAAGCGAATACAACATTCACTTCAGCGGCTGCAGGTAACACAGCTTCTCGCTTTGTTGTCGCGAATACTTCATCTGGTCGCGTTCAGGACGGTACAGATCCTACAGGCCGCGTGAAGGCTGGTGCTTCAGGTTATACCGTGTCAACTGGTATGACAACATCACGTGCGGAAGCTCTTGGTGACGGTTCATCCAATGCATTCCAGCAAATGGCATTCTCAGTCGAGAAGGTCGCCGTGACTGCAGTGTCACGCGCTCTGAAGGCTGAATATACGATGGAACTGGCGCAAGATCTGAAGGCTATCCATGGTCTGGACGCCGAATCAGAACTTGCGAACATTCTATCTGCTGAAATCCTTGCGGAAATCAACCGCGAAGTGGTTCGCACAATCAACTACACCGCCACGGCTGGCGCTCAAGAAAATGTGACTTCAACAGGCACATTCAACCTTGACGTTGACTCAAACGGTCGTTGGATGGTTGAAAAGTTCAAGGGTCTGCTGTTCCAGATCGAGCGTGAAGCTAACCAAATCGCGAAGGCTACTCGTCGCGGTAAGGGCAACGTGATGATCTGCTCATCAGACGTTGCTTCAGCTCTGTCAATGGCTGGTGTGCTTGACTATACACCTGCTCTGTCAGCGAATCTGCAGGTTGATGACACAGGCAACACATTCGCTGGTGTGCTGAATGGCCGCATCCGCGTCTACATCGACCCGTACTTCTCATCATCAACTGGCAAGCAGTATCTGACAGTTGGCTACAAGGGTTCTTCAGCCTTCGATGCCGGCCTGTTCTATTGCCCGTATGTGCCGCTCCAGATGGTGCGCGCTATCGGTCAGGATACATTCCAGCCGAAGATTGGCTTCAAGACTCGTTACGGTATTGTGGCCAATCCGTTTGCAACAACAGCCGCCGATGGAACGATTGGTTCATTCGGCGACGGCAAGGCGAATATCTACTATCGCTTTGTGGCCGTGACAAACCTGATGTAATATCAGGCGACAGCCTAGTAACAAGAGCCCCGTGGGAGAAATCTCACGGGGTTTTTTGTGCCTAAATAGTATCACGGAGGGCAACGATGAACGCTATTAACGACCAGCCTACAAATCTAAATTATCTTTCACCGTTAGGGTTTAAATTTACTCTTCGGCGTCTACCTATGGTCAATTATTTCTGTCAGTCGGTCGATATCCCTGCAATTAGTATGACACCAATCAGTACACCAACACCACTAAGTGCATTAATAAGACCTGGGGATAAGCTTGTATATGATCCTCTTACGATTACATTTCGTGTTGATGAAGATATGAAAAATTATATTGAAATGGTTAACTGGCTTGAGGGTCTTGGTCACCCTAATAGCTTAAAACAATTTCGTGATTTATCTGCATCATCGCCTCTTGCAACACCAAGTACTATAGGTAGTGCAATGTCAATTATGTCAGATGCAACTCTTACTGTATTGACAAGTCATAAAAATCCTGGGTTAAATGTATTTTTTGCTGATGCCTTTCCTACTAGTTTGTCAGCACTTAAATTTAGCTCAATGTCAAATGATGTTGAATATCTAGAAGCTACTGCTACATTTTCTTATAGAAAATATACATTAGAACGCATTTAGTTCTGTACATTTACCTAGAAACCTGGTATTATGGCTAGATGATGAAAACACAAGACATTCTCGACATGTGGGTTATCGACACAAAGTTGGATGACCTAAACTTGGACCTTGAGAGCATCAAGGTCCCTATGCTTCACGGAAAATATTTGGCGCTGCTTTCAAAAGAGCGTGCTAAAGTCCGTGAACTAACAGCTAATAAAAAGACCCTTACACGATTGCTAATTGCTTATTATTCAGGCAAGGCCACTCAGGATGAGCTTGAAAAGCTAGGTCGTGATCAATTCATGGAGCGCGTCATAAGAGGTGATATTGATGAGCGAGTGAATAATGATGCAGCCATGATACGTCTTGAATCAATACTGGGTCTTCATCAAGAATGTGTGATGGTTCTTGAGGAGATTATGAGGTCGATAAACAATCGAGGCTTTCAGATCAAAAATGTAATTGACTGGCGCAAGCTAACCGTAGGTATGAAATGACCGAGCAAGTACATATTATTAAAATCGATGAATCAACCATGCGCCTTCAATGCTCAGGTTCTGTTGCAAGAGAGGTATCAGAAAAATATACCTTCGAAGTACCTGGCGCAAAATTCATGCCATCTTATAGAAGCAAAGTCTGGGACGGTAAAGTTCGTCTATTCAATGCTCGCAATTATACAATGTATGCAGGACTAGCGCATAGTGTTAGATCATTTTTAGAAGAATCTGGTTATGATGTATCAGTTGATGTTGATCTTATTTCAGAAGATGAAGCATCATTAGTCGAAATCCAAGATTTTATTCGCGACCTAAAGCTACCAGTAGAGCCTAGAGATTATCAGATACGCGCGCTTGCATTGGCCATTCGTATGCGCCGCGCTGTATTCATATCACCTACGGCCAGCGGTAAATCAATGGTCGCATATCTTATATCACAATGGTTTGGCGGTCGCACATTAATTGTGGTGCCTACAGTATCTCTGGTTATTCAGATGGTCAAGGATTTTCAAGATTACGGATATATCGGTCAGATACATGGAATCAGAGGCGGTCAAGAAAAGAAAGCTGTAGACGGTGTTACCGTATCTACTTGGCAGTCCGTATATGAGATGGGTGAAGAATTTTTCTCTCAATTTGATACGATCATCGGTGATGAAGCACATCTTTTCAAGGCTAAAAGTCTTATTACTATAATGACTAAGATGCCTACCACAAAATATAGATTCGGTATGACTGGTACCTTAGATGGTTCTGAAGTCAATGAACTTGTTCTAGAAGGTCTCTTTGGTAAAATTGAAAGATTGGTCAAGACCAAAGACCTGATGGATGCAGGCCATGTTGCAGATTTAGATATCAAGGTATTGGTATTAAAACATTCAACATCTTTATCTAAAGATGCATCTTACCAAGATGAGATAGATCGCATAGTTTCAAGTGAGGCTAGAAATAAATTTATCCGCAATCTAGCATTATCTCTCAAGGGTAATACCTTAGTGCTATATGCATTGGTTGAAAAGCATGGTGAAATATTATATCAAATGATGTCTGCTAAAGCAGAAGAAAAAGATAAGACAGTTTCATTTGTCTATGGTGGCACAGAAGCAGAAGATCGTGATGGTATCCGCACACTAGCAGAATCTGGCGATAACAATATTATCATAGCATCTTATGGTACGTTTAGCACTGGTATCAATATCAGAAATCTACACAATGTAATCTTTGCTAGCCCAACTAAGAGTCGAGTGCGTACTTTGCAATCTATCGGCCGTGGCCTTCGCAAAGGCGATACCAAAGATTCTTGCACCCTATTTGATGTAGCCGATGATATGTCAACAAAGACTAGCAGAAACTATACTCTGAACCACTTGATAGAGCGCATCAAGATGTATAATCAAGAAGGATTCAAGTATGAGATGCATACCATAAAACTTAAAGAGTAATATAGTATACCCTGTAAACGGCAAGGCCTATTATACCAGGAGATTATAAAATGTCAAGCAAAAAACACTATGTGAAGAATGCAGATTTATACGCAGCCATGGTTGAATACCGAAAGGCTGTTGTGCAATCTCGCGAGACTGGGTCGGGTAAGCCCAAGGTACCCACCTATATTGCGGAATGCATAATGAAAATAGCTACCCATCTTTCACATAAACCAAATTTCTCAAGCTATACTTTTAGAGAAGATATGATATGCGATGGTATAGAAAACTGCTTGCAATATATCGATAATTTTGATCCGGGTAAATCTCAAAACCCATTTGCATATTTTACCCAGATAATTTATTTTGCATTCATACGTCGCATACAAAAAGAAAAGAAATATCTTTATACAAAATATGCCGCAATAGAAAAAGCTAATTTGCTTGGTGAAACTAGCGAAATGCAAGATTCTGATAAAAGATCAGGCGCAAGATTTAGTGATGATATTCAATATGGCGAATGGTCACAAGAACAAATGGAACGGTTTATGGCTAGTTTTGATGAAAGCAGAAAAAACCGCAAAAAGAAACGAAAACAGGTTGACAAATCAGATCAAGACGTGATATAATTGCTGTATGAAAATTGCGATAGTCACAGATACCCATTTTGGTGCTAGAAATGATAGCTCGGATTTCCTCGATTATTTTGTGAGGTTTTATGATGAGCTATTTTTTCCTACCCTAAAATCACGCGGCATTAAAACTATATTACATCTAGGTGATATAGTTGATCGCCGCAAATTTATATCATATGTCACTTTGAGGCGTATGCGGCAATGCTTTATCGATCGTTTGGTCGATTATGATACTCATATTCTTGTTGGTAATCATGATATTCCATATAAGAATACAAATGATATCAATGCAATGCGTGAGTTATTTGCCGGTAATGATAATATAAATCTATACATGGATCCGGCTGAAGTTACTATTGGCGGATGTGATATGTTATTTCTACCTTGGATCAATCAAGAAAACTATCAAGCTAGTATTGATATGATCAAGAATACTAAGGCTCAAGTGGCCATGGGTCATCTTGAAGTCAAAGGCTTTGATATGTATCGCGGTATGCCTTCGCATGAAGGTTTTGAGCCTATCACATTTGACAAATTTGACCTGGTATTCTCCGGTCACTATCATCACATGTCACGCAAAGGTAATATTCATTATCTCGGTGCACCCTATGAAATGATTTGGTCTGATTGTGCTGATCCTCGCGGGTTTCATATTTTTGATACTGAGACCCGAGAATTAGAATTTGTGCAAAATCATATGACTATCTTTAAGAAGGTTTGGTATGATGATGAAGGTAAGACCTTAGAAAAGCTTACTGAGTCTATGCCTGATATGTCAGGTAAACATGTTAAAGTTATTGTTCAAGGTAAAACTAATCCATATTGGTTTGATTTGTTTATGGGTAAGATATACGCGATGTCGCCTCTCGATGTCAGCATAGTTGAAGATCATCGTAATATGGATGTGATTAGTGATGACGAATTATTGAGTGAGGCCGAAGATACTTTAACAATACTGTCAAAATATATTCAAGCACTTGAGATTGGTGTTGACAAACCTAATCTTGAAAAATTAATGCGTGGACTTTATAATGAGGCTATACTGATGGAGTCATCTGAATAATATGGCTATTCATTTCAACAAGGTTCGGTGGAAGAATTTTCTATCCACTGGAAATGCTTTCACAGAGGTTGAATTAGATCGCAATCAAAATACTTTGGTTGTCGGTACGAACGGTGCTGGCAAATCGACGATTCTAGATGCTCTGTGCTTTGGTCTATATGGCAAGCCGTTTCGTAAAATTAAGAAAGACCAATTAGCTAATTCGATCAATGGCCGTGATGTTGAAGTTGAGATTGAATTTAATGTTGCCGGTAGCTCTTATCTGATTCGCAGAGGTATCAAACCAACCGTATTTGAAATCCATCGCAATGGACAAATGATGGACCAACTTGCTGCATCTCGTGATCAGCAAGAAATGCTAGAGCGCACCATTCTGCGAATGAATATGAAATCATTCACACAGATCGTGATTCTAGGTTCATCATCATTCGTGCCTTTCATGCAGCTACCGACATCAACTCGTCGCGAGGTGATTGAAGACCTGCTTGATATCCGCGTGTTTTCTACCATGTCTTCTCTCCTTAAAGATCGTGTGAGTGCAAACAAAAGCGAATTGGTATTAGCTGACAAAGAAGTTTCTTCAGTCGAAGATATGATTCGCATACAGAAATCTCGCGATGATCATGATGAAAAGATCAAAGCTGATACCATAGAGAAGCTTGAGGATAGCATCAAATTTCTGCAAGATCGAATTGATACCCAATCTGGTTCTATCGAAGATTTGATGGCCAAGATAACAAATGAAACCTCTGATATGGTTGATATATCTCTATTGCGTGAGCGCATGACCAAGCTTAATGAATTGGAAAAGAATCTAGGTCAGAAGCGTAGCAAAGCTTTAAAGATGGTTACATTTTATAGTGAAAATGATAATTGTCCAACATGCTCTCAGATAATTAGTGAGGCCCTCAAGACTGAGAAGATCGCAAGTAAGCAATCGACAATTACGGAAGTCGAACAAGCATTAGAAAAATTATCTTCTAATATTGATACCTTGAGCATTAGTATAAATGACACCAAGCTTAAGGTTGATCGCATTGAAAAACTAAATCGCAGCATAGTCGATATCAATACCGAGATTGCCGCAGATAATCGCGAGATAAAGACATTACAGCGTCAGATAGCAGATTTACTAAAGCCGCGTATAGTCACCGATCAAGATACACTTGATGATCTAAGGCTTCGACTTAAAGCTGCTAATGATCGCAAGATTGAGCATATGAAGCAGAAGGAGCTTCTTGAAGTTGCGACTGTAATCCTGCGCGATTCTGGTATTAAATCTCGTATCATAAAGCAATACATTCCAATTATCAATTCGCTAGTGAACAAATATCTGGCCATGATGGATTTCTTTGTCAAATTTGAACTTGATGAATCCTTCGAAGAAAAATTGCTATCACGACATAGAGATGACTTTACCTATGACTCTTTTAGCGAAGGTGAGAAAATGCGAATCGACCTTGCTCTATTATTTACTTGGCGCGCAATTGCTAAGATGAAAAATAGTGCAAGCACCAATTTGCTTTTGCTTGATGAGGTATTTGATGCATCGCTTGATACAAACGGCTGCGATGATTTTCTCAAGCTACTACAGTCACTAGATAATACAAATACCTTCATCATATCTCACAAGGGTGAGATTCTGCAAGACAAGTTTAAAGACATCATACGCTTTGAGAAGCATAAAAACTTCTCTCGCATAGCAGGAAATAATTTGCAATGAGACGCGCATTAATTACAGGCATTACTGGACAAGATGGATCATATCTGGCTGAATTGCTGCTAGAGAAAGGATATGAGGTTCACGGTATCATCCGTCGTTCCTCATCTTTCAATACTGGCCGAATTGATCATATCTTTGACAAATTAAAGCTACATTTTGGTGATGTGACTGATGGTAGTGCAATGACATCTGTCATCTCGAAAGTCAGACCGCATGAAATATACAATCTTGCAGCACAGTCTCATGTCAAGGTTAGCTTTGAGATTCCCGAATATACTCTTATGACCGATGGTCTTGGTGTGCTAAAGATACTTGAAGCTGTTTGGTCTGCTGGTATGCAAGATAATTGCCATATCTATCAAGCTAGCACTTCAGAAATGTTTGGATCGACGCCCGGACCACAAGATGAAGATTCACCATTTCAGCCTTGCAGTCCATATGGATCAGCGAAGCTTTATGCACATTGGCTATGTGATAACTATCGCAAGTCATATGGTATGCATATTTCATCAGGCATTCTATTCAATCATGAAAGCCCACGCAGAGGTGAGACATTCGTGACTCGCAAGGTTACAAAGGCTGTCGCTCGTATCGCAAAAGGTTCTACGGAACCTCTAGTGGTCGGTAATATTCATGCCATTCGTGATTGGGGCCATGCTAAAGATTATGTTGAAGCCATGTGGCGTATGGTTCAACAAAAAGAACCAGATGACTATGTGATCGCAACTAACCGTTGCTTGTCAGTAAAATACCTGATAGATTTAGCATTTGATTATGCAGGTATCACTCTTGAATGGCATGATAGTAGAAACGGTGAATTTGCTGCGGATGCAAAGACTGGGCATATTTTGGTGATCACCGATCCAAAATATAGACGACCTAATGAGGTTGACTTTCTGCAAGGCATACCTACCAAAGCTAAAGATGTGCTTGGTTGGGAACCAACTACGTCTTTTGAAGATTTGATTAAGGAGATGGTTGAACATGACCTCAAATAATATTATTGTCTTTGGTGGCACAGGTATGCTCGGCCGCGCCGTTGTTGAACGGTTGCGACGTGATGGTGAGCGGGTGTATGCTTTAGGTAGCTCCGATTGTGATCTTACACTATTAGATGATATATCAATGGCTATTGCTGAAATAAAACCTAAAGCAATATATCACTGTGCAGGTCATGTTGGTGGGATTCTCAATAATCGCGATAATCAATTAACATTTCTTATCAGAAATGCTCAGATGGGATTGAACGTAGTCGATGTTGCTACCAGATATAAAATTCCCAAATTAGTATTTGCTGGTTCATCTTGCATCTATCCGCGCAATTGTCCGCAGCCAATGACTGAGCTTATGATCGGCTCTGGTCCACTTGAGCAGACAAATAGAGGTTATGCAGTCGCAAAGCTTACAACACTTGAAGCCGTTAATTTTGCTAGAGAAAAGGGCTTCAATTATATGACTGTCATGCCATGCAATCTCTATGGGCCTGGAGACAATTTTGGTGAAGGCGGTCACGTTCTATCTGCTTTGGTTCGTAAAGTATGCGATGCCCGTCAAAATAAAAATGAAATTGTTGAAGTCTGGGGAACAGGAACACCTCGCAGAGAATTTCTGCATACGAGCGATGCTGCTGACGGTATTGTAACCGCATCTGAGAAGCTTAATGATGCTGTAGTTAATATAGGCAGTGGTGAAGATTTATCAATAGAAAAGTTGGTTTTACTTGTGGCTGAGGTAGTTGGTTGGGATGGAATATTGAAATTTGATTCATCAAAGCCTGATGGCACACCAAAGAAGCTACTAGATATAAGCAAGCTAAAATCTGTAGGCTGGTCTCCTAAGATCGATCTACCTTATGGTATTGAAATGTTAGCGAAGGAATATGTGGATGCAACTTTTAAAACCCAATGACCCTCTGCTTAGGCAGAAAAGCGAAGAGTTTGATTTCTCATCTCCACAGATGGATGCAAATGAATTGTATCTTTTGTTGCGAGATAAGATGTGCGAGCATAGATCATTAGGTCTATCTGCACCTCAATTAGGTATAATGCTAAAGGTATTTGTCTTTGGTAATCCTGATGAACCTGATAGCATTATGCCTGTGTTTAATCCTATCATGGTAAATTATAGTGATGAGGGTAGCATTTATGAAGAACAGTGTTCTACATTTCCTGGATTATTTTTAAAAGTCAAGCGACCTAATATGGTTAGGATGCGTTATGCAAATGTAGATGGTGATGTTCAAACTCATAATTTTCAGGGCATTACCGCTAGAGTCGCATTACATGAATTTGATCATCTTCAAGGTATACTTTTTACTGAACGTGCTAATAGATTTCATCTTGACCAAGCTAAACGTAAGAAGTTAAAACTTGATAGAGTGAGAAAAGCGAATGATCGACAAGCTGCTCTGTGATGAGCTTTCCAGATCCTCTTCTGATACTGAGTGCGCTATTCTCCTCTCTGGTGGGGTGGATAGTCTCTCGGTGGCTTTCGCGGCACAAAGGTTAGGTAAGAAGATTCATGCATATACCTTTCGATTAACTGGACATACCAGTTATGATTCTGACAAGGCCATCGAAGTATGTGATATCATGGACTGGAATTGTCATGTCATAGAAGTACCTGTTGGTAGATTAGAGCAAGATTTTAAATATCTTGCTAACACTATTAAGTGTGTAAAAAAGACCCACTTTGAGTGTTGTTTTCCGTTTATTCATGTATATCCTTATATAAAACAGCATGAGGTATTAAGCGGCTGGGCTGCCGATGGTTATTATGGTATTAGCAAGAAAGCGGTATTGCATTATTCGCAGACCAAAGAAAAGCTTGATGAATTCCGTGATCAATACTTCTCAGATGATTCTAGAGCTGGATATAATTGGCATAAACGTATAGCAGATATTCATGGTAAGAAATTTATAACACCTTATCTATGTCAAGAGGTCAAAGATTTCTTTTATACCATGGATTGGAACCAACTAAACAAACCTTACCAGAAGCATCATGTGGTCGAAGCTTTCCGTAAAGAATTTGATGCTATTGGTAAATTCAAAAAGCATATCAATTTACAGCTTGGTGGTAATATCGATGTGCTATTTGAAACTCTACTACATAATAGCAGAATAAACTTTAAAGGTCGCAATAGAGTCAT